GGTGGCCTCATCCTCTGGTTCGAAGCCCGTGAACAAGCCGACGACAAGAGCAATCAAGTCGTAGGTGCCGCGGTACAGCGTGAGGCTGACCAGGCGGTGACGATCCAGAACGTGAAGGAGGCGAACGATGCACGCGAAAAGATTAAGCAGGCTGGTCTCGCTGGTGATGCTGCTAGGCACGCTCAGTGCTTGCGGTCGGCCCGCACCCCAGCTTCCTGCGCCCGATACATTGTGCCTCAATGATCGGCGGATCAGCGTAGAGCCTGCGCCTGTCGAGGGCATGGACGACGCTGGCAATGTGCTGGACAGCGAGGCTACCGTTCGGGAGATCTTGGTGCACAATGAGGTGCTGCAGCGGATCTGTGGGAAGTAGTTGGTCGGGATCGCGGCTGCGGTCTTACACCGCTGGCATACCTTACGGCCCATCCCGACTGATCACTGAAAGGCTAAAGTGACCAGCACCGTCTTTCCGGCTGTCTGCTGCTTACCGCCCCTGAACGTTGCCGGCCGTGCTGCCTCGTCAGGTATTTGGTGCAACGGCCTTGGCTCTTCCGCAGCCCGAGCAGAATCGCACAACGCGACTCACCGCGCAAGCTCACTCCACCGGCAACGTCACATGCACGTCATGCGGCCTAGCCCCGCAGACCTTGCATCTCAGCCGTGTGTCCAGTTCCACCAAGCGCGACACTCGCAGGTTCACCAACCGGGCCGGCGTGAGCGTGGTGTTGTTTCCGCAGCGGCATTTTACGGCCACGACGTAGCCATGCTTGCCTAGCTGGGTGACTGTATCGATGCGGTACCGCGCCATGTCGGGCGGTTAGATGTTCCCGGTGTGTTCCGTCAATGATTCGTGCTGCGGGGCGTGTGTAACCGGAACCTTGCGGCGCCTGCACCACTTCGCAGCCTCTTGTCCGACTAGCCGTCTCGATGCCTGCTACCGGCTCGGACGGGTCTTGATGACGGGGTAGCGTTCCCGGCCCCGCAGCACGACGATTCTAGTGTAACGCTCATGAACATCAAGCCGGTTTGTGTCTCATGGAAGCGGCTTTGACGTTACACAAACCCCAACGCAGCCGCTATGCACACGATCACCAGCATGGCTCCGAGCGCGAGGCGGAAAGAGCGGGGGAGGCGGATCATTCTGGCAACGCCTCATAACAAGGATCGCAGAGGAAGTGCAGGACCGGCGTTCGGATATGGTTGCGCGGCTCATCCATCCGCTTGAATGGTAACTGCTCGCCACACCTGCCGCAGTGGGTCAGCCGCATGATCACCCCGAAGCCTGGCTTGCGAATAGCCCATTGCTCAGTGCTTTCGCCTTCCGGCAGCATTTCATGGACCACCACAATCTCCGCCTCACCCATGGCTCATCACTCCAAACTGAACCCAGCGCTTGTTCACCCGGCGCTCGATCGACAGCGCACCCTCCTGGCGGAACACGTCTGCATGCTGCATGATTGCCCGTAGGCTATGCTGACCGGCTGATTGCGCTACGGTCGCGCCTTTCTGACGGATGCGGTAGGTGTCAGTCATGGGCGGGGCTCGGCGGCTTGGAGAAGCGCTTCAGCAGCTAGGACCGGTGCGATGTCGCGGTAGAACTTGTGTTGTAAAGCGGGGTGCAGCTTGCCGTCATCATAGCACCACCGGTCAACGATCTCGGATCGTAGATCGGCTGCGCATTCGGCCAACAGTCCGCGCAACTTCGTATTCTCGGCCGCCAGTGTGGCATGGTGTGCCTCTGGGGTAAGCTCTGGGGTAGGGGTGGGGTAACCAAGCTCCCCTCCATAGGGCGAGGTGAGGCGGTGGCGGGCGAAGGCTTGCACACGGCTATCATCATCATGATGACCATCACGAACAGCCTCTCGAAAAACGTAGCTGAGCCCTACAGGCCGAGCGCACTCGTAAGCGATCATGGCCTCACGATCCGCCTGCGTCACCTCTACGATCGGTTCCATTATTGATCTCCAGATAGCGTGTGGGCGCCGGCGCGGTCTTTGGCCCAGCGGGCATAGCCGGGGTTCTGCGTGCTGATCGTCAGGTTGGTGATCCGACCATCCGGCTGATCTTCTGTGGTCACGCCATCAGGGATGTCGAGATTGCCGCGGCAGACGTAGACCGCCCACGATCCTTGCGTCTTGCCACCGTCGAGCGAACCATTGACGCTGTAGCTGGCTTCTTCGCCGTTCAGTCGCTCCATTTGTGAGGCGAGCCAAAGGATGGCCGTTGAGTTCATGGCTCCGGTAAAATAGAAGCCGTCACGCTTGGCCCGCTTATCGGTGTCCTCTACGATCCGACCATAGACGCCTCTGAACATGCGGCCGATCGCATCGTCAGGCAGCGCCATGAAGCCTTCGGTGGTCATGGCCTTCCACTTTGACGGCGTTACGGTCACGAACTGCTCGCCAATGATCCAGAGGCCGATCTTGCGACGGATCTTCGCCGCCAGCTCCAACAGCTTGCCGCTTGCTTCGTAACTCTGCTCACTCATGGCCCACCTCGCTCTTCTTGAAGGCCGGGGGAGAGGGGAGGGGCATCCAATGGGTAGGCTGGAAATCCCAAGGGGCGATGATACGCCCGTTCCAGTTGAAGCAGCCGTCCTGCGTTTTGTAGCCGGTATCCATTCGCCAGTTCGCAAGGTCTGGCGTCGAAGTGTCGCACCACATGACAACAGTCTTCATCGGCGGCGCTGTTTCAATCGGCTGCCACGCCTCCACCGCCCTATCTTGCGATACGGTCTGCGATGCCTCCACCTGCCCTGCATTGGTCGCAGCGAGGGCCATGCCTTCAAACGGCTCGCCTGCGCTAAACCATTCCCGAATGTCGGCTTTCATCGCCTCGCAAACGGCAGGGTCGTCAAGCGCCGCACTCATCCAAGCGCCCAAAGCGATGCTTGCTTTGCGCCACCTATCTACACGCGGCTCCCCCACCGCAGCTTCGGGCATCACCGCCTTGTCGGGTGCGGGGGTGGTGGTTAGGTCGCAAATAACCTGCTCAAGTATCTCCACGCTCTCAGCGGGGATGGTCGGGCAATCGGCTTCCGCAACTCGCTGCTGGACACGGGCGATCACAATGTCTCGTAGTGCTTTAAGCATTAGCGTTGCTCCAATTGCGATGATAGATCAGCGGCCATCGTCGGTGATCCCGTCCCACTCACAATCAGCAGCTTCTACGGCATCAAGGGCTACTCGGAGGCTGCTATCGATAGGGCTGTCCGGGTCTTGCGCAGCAGCGCGGCGGACGCCTTCGATAAGATCGTACGCCTCCGCGAGATCGAACTTGTTCCAATCAATACGAAGTGGACCCACCGCAGCTTCGGGCATCAGCGCCCTGTCGGCTGCGGGGATGGTGCCGCGATAGTTTCCTAGGCTGCACCAATGCGACGGGAATACTCCGGTTCCATACCAGTCAGGCTCTCCAGCGATGCCAATTCGCCACCAACCGGTTGAGTAATGGTAATACCCAAGCTGCGGGCCAGTCCAAAGCCGATGCCAGAGCCAGCATGTGCAGCTATTCTTCTCAGGCGCATCACCGCTCTCGCGAATTGGGTCGAACTCGGGGAAAGGGCATTCTCCCACGCTCTGCTCTTGCTCAGCCATCACTTTACTCCCGAGAGTGTCTTGAGGTGACCCGCCGCAAGCCGCACCTGAGGGTTCGGCACAGTCTGCTCCAAGGCCATAAGCCGCTCGCTGCTCGTCCAGTCCTTGCCGGTGCGGATCTCGTAAGCCTCGCACTGTTCAGCAAACGCTTCCGCCTCTGCAGCCTCGTCGAACAGGCGCTCCAGTGTGGCGATATGCTCGGCGCGCTCGTCAGGATCGGTGGCGTTGGCTGCGTCGAAAGCTGCGTACCAAACGTCAGGATCGTGGTTCAGCGCCTCGGCTGCGATCCGCATGAGAGCGTCGGTTTCGCTCCATGTTCCGCGTGCCTGCTCCCACTGGACGTACCATGGCTCTACCCGCTCAATTGCAGGGGTGATACGCTGGTGCTTCATGCTGCGCGCTCCTGATAATAGTCGATCCACTCACGGAAGCTCATCGAGCAGTCAGCGCTGAGATAGGCTTGGTAGCGGCGCTGGCTGCGCGTAAGCTTGGGCGGCACAGGGCTGTTGGCCGTCATCCACGCCTTACCCTCAGCCGTGACGGCGAACACATCGTCCCCACCGTAGAGCTCGTACCCCTTGCGCCGGATCTCCATCAGGCCGCGCTCGACAGCCTCCATGCAGATCGGATGGTCAATGGAGCCTTCGCCAGTGACGAAGTAGTTGCGGTACTGCTGGCCACGACCGAACTGATCGGCACCGAGCGAGTGCTGGATGACGTGCAAAACCTCAGCTACCCGCGCTTGAGTAAAAGTGGCGTGATCGATAGCGCGGGTCATGGCTGGGTGGCCTTGGCTTCACGGGCTTTCTTCGCTTTGCGCTCACGGGCCTCGCGATCGTTCAGGATCTTGCGACGGGCCAACCTGATTGCGTCGTCAAGGTACTTGGCCCCGGCAGTCGCAGTATCGTTGCCCATGCGGACAGTGGCCTCTGCAGAGCCGGCATCGTTCTCGTCGCCGCCGCAGTCACGACCACGGGTGCCGACAGAGATGACCAACGCGTCGTCGCCATGTTCACGCAGGCTTTCGATGCGGCGCTGCAGGTCCAGCAGTTCGTCCCGGTTCATCAGAAGTTCTCCAGCGTCGAGCCAATGGCAGCGAGGGTGCAGGACGCGCCAATGACCATCCCGCAAACCAGCGTGAACAGCTTGGACCTGACACTCTGAGGCTGCTTGGGCTCGGTCTCTACGTACAGGTGAGACAGGCGAGGGGTGGCTACAGGCTTGCGTAGAGCGGCGCGGTCGGAGGCGGTCATGCTGACACCTCCACATCGCTCATGGCCTCAAATGCCAAGGTCTGTGCGGTGCGCGCGATGTAGAGCACGTCATCGACGGTCAGCTTGCCGCAAGGACTGAAGCCGACCAGTCGCTCAATCATCGTCTTGTAGACAACTTGGCAGGCGGCTTGTTTGGCGCGAAGCTGCCCTTCGAGGGTTTGCGTTGCCACGGTCATGCTGGGGTGCCGATCTTGGCGCGCTCAGCGAGCATGGCGCCTGCAATCTGATTGGCACACCAAGCCGCAGATCTGACTTGCGCGTCTGAGCCGCCATCAATTATGGATGGGTTGGCGCAGAGGCCAGCCAAAGCTTGGCCGGCAAACCAGTCGCGCAAATCCATGCCGGGTGAGCCTTGACTGATCCCACAGCCCGAAGCGTCATAAACGTCAGGGCTCGGAAAGGCGCTAGGGCCGGTGTAAGTGCTCATGCCGCCTGCTCCATCGGTGCCAGTTCAGGCACGACAACAGGGCGGGTGCGCTTCTCGTTCAGATCCACCAGCGCCGCGCTAAGCTCAGCCTCGACCGAGCCGTCACAGGTGCCATAGTTGTGGCCGCAGAAGGTGTCTTGCTGGGCATACATTGCCCAAAAGCTCGTGCCGTCCTTGCGCGCGATCCGCGTCAACGTCAGCGCCGTCAGCCCATGCTCTGCAATGAGCGCGTCTAGCTGCCCTTCGAGGGTTTGCGTTGCCACGGTCATGCTGGGGTGCCGATGCGCGACACATGCGGCGCTTTCTGCTCAGACCAATTCTTGTCGAAGTCGGCCATCGCCTCAGCCATGGTCTCGCCAAAGCCAGCGCAACCTTCCATGAGGTTTTCACCGTAGAGCGCGCAGTAGCAGTTGCCGTCTAGGCTTATCGTCGGGCGATACAGGACACTAGGACGCATCATTTCATAGCCAACAGATGCGATCTGCTCTTGGAGCATCGCCTTGGCGTGGCTGATGTCGAACGCTTCATAAGCGACGCGCTCGATTGCGCTGCCGTCGATGTTACTGATACGCGACCGGGCCGCGTCATAGACTTCCTGGCTGTAGCTCACGGGCTTTGTTCTCCACATCATGCCGGCTCACCTGGGAGCGGGTTGGTGAGGTCTTTATGAAGGGGGTTGTGGGAGGCGTCAACAGAAATCTTTCACTTGCGTTGCATTTGTTTTTCACCCATAAGGTACGCAAGGAGATTGCAATGGACTTCGACAAAGCGTTTTCAGCCATTGAGGGGCGCGCCGCCCAGCTTCGGCTAACAGAGAAAGATGCCGTAATTCAATCAGGCGTTAGCCTCATTACATACTGGCGAGCAAAGAAGGGCAAAACGCAAACTGCCGCCCGTGTGCGGGCTCTAAAAGGCGTAGAAGATTATCTAACCTCTTTGGAGACAGGCACATGAACGAACACGCCTACGACTACATGACCGACATTGACGCCGCAGCCATCTCCAACAAGCTGTTCCTGCGTGCCCTAGCGACAGGACGCGGCCCCACAGGATTGCTGTGGCGCGGCGCTACTGGCGGCACCACAATGGCCGGCTGGGCGCGTGCGGTGCAATCCATGGAACGCGAGGCAGAGATTATGGCCATGCGAGTTTCGCGCGATGCTTGTCCGTACTGCCAAGTGCGGGCGGATGTGGGGTGTCGGCATACCACTAGAGATCGTGGCGGTATGGCCAGATCCTCTTGATCTCGGTTTCGACGTAGGGGCGGATGGTTGAGGGTCAATCGTAAGGATTGGGTTCCGACCACCTAACCCCTTGCTCATCGCCAAAAGCCTGAATGTAGGATATAAGATCCGCCATCTGGGCTTTTGTCATGCGTGACGTTCTAAAGCCGACAGGAAACGGCCTGCCGTCAAGTCCTTCGGTAAACTGAACTTCCCACCCGCAGGCGTTGCAAAAGATGGCTTTCCAGTCATCCGGGGTGTGCTTGCGCCCAAGGGGCTTCTGGGCACTTATATCACTAAGCATGGCCCATAAGCGCGCGTTCTGGTCGAGCGTCCGTGTGGGCTCTTGGATCGTCACAACATAGCCCTCTGGCGCGGCTGAGATAAGCGCAAGCGCACGATGCCGGTGTGCTTTGGTCACCAGCTTAACCATACGCTTATCGGCCATTGCTTTCCTCCCATAGCGTAACCGCTACAGCCGAAACATCAATCCCGCGTCGCTCCGCCCACTTGGTTTCACTGCCAAGCCCATGGATACCTTCAGCGCCAACATGGCAGGCATCGCAAAGCGGTAGCTGGTACCGATGATCTCGACGCCATCGCTTACCCGGCGCATCGCTCATCAGGTGATGGCAGCACGTCGCTGCTTGCCCGCATCCTACGCACGGCAAGAGCGCAAGCCTCTGTTCGTGCTTGCGCTCTGCTGCGTTCGGTATGGGGTTGTATTTCTCTTTAATCCGCCCTGTTGTCGTTCGCCCCTCATTGCGTCGTGGCTTGTCCCGTTTCGCTTTGAGAGGCGAGCGCTTCATCAGGCTAGGCCCATAGCTGACTTGTAGGTCTCCAGCATTTCGGCCTGGTACATGCGATCATCCGGCTTCATGGCGCGCAGCTTTATGATGGCTTTCATCGCCGGTACATCATATCCGAGAGATTTTGCCTCTGCGAACACGTCTTTACGGTCATCTTGGACGCCCTTAATTTCCTCGTTCAAGCGTTCTGTGCGCTCAATCAATAAGCGTAGTCGGTCATCGGTTGCCGTGGCATCTGCTGGTGGTGTCGTCATAGGTTGCTCCAATCTACTTTGCTAAGCCCAAGGCGGGCTCTCATCTCGTCGGCGGTGTCGTGGATCAGCTTGCGGCGCTTCTCTACGCCTATCCGGGCTAAGGCTTTGCCGGGGCTCTCAGGCTCCGGCTTGCGGCGAAACCATCTCAAAACGGCGGAACGAAGTCATCATCATCGCCCCAGTCGGTTGACGGCTGAGAGTCGCGCGAACCACCAGCGGTAGCTTCACGCGGAGCCGTCCGAACGCTATGGAAGTCGGATGCGCTGATCTCATATTGCGGCTTGTTGTTGTACTCCCCGATGCTCAGCTCGCCCGTAACCGTAACGAACTCACCTTTGCGAAACCTGCTGGCGAACTCGGCGCGCTTACCCCACACATTGCAGCGGAACCAGTTGGTTTGCTCCTTGTCGCCCCAGCCCTGCTTCACCGGCACGTTCAGCGTAGTGATGCTCTGCCCGCCCTGAGTTTGGCGCATTTCTGCGTCCTTAGACAAGAATCCTGTGATCGTAATCTGCTGCATGTCAGTTCCTCCTAAAATCCCACTAATTCAAAGCGCTTGTGAATCGCGCGGACCTTTTCAACGTCTGCGCGACAGTACATAGAAATCTTCTCATACTCACCGTTGGCCCAAGCCTCAGCCACCATCGAGCCGTCAAAACCATCCTTGCCAGCAATGCCTAGCGCTTCGCACAGCCGGTCCTGGCTGATCGTACCGCGCGCACCAGCCCAAGCCGTCATGGTATCGAATATCTCTTGTGACCATGGCTTGATGTCGCGCGGGATCACGGACGGAATACGAACGCCCAGCACAATTGACCGGCACAGGATAAACCGCAGATCAAACCCAGCGATGTTGTGCCCGATGAACTGCAAGCGGCCTACCTTCGGCAAGGCAGCGTAAAAGCTTTCAAGGATGTGGCGTTCATCCTCAACCTTGCGCGCCTCGAAGTACTCGATTGGCCCGTCATCGATCGCATACGACAGGCAGCAGATGTGCCCATAAGCCGGATCAAAGCTGGTCTTGGCCACAGCCTCGTTGGTCGCGCTTTCGGCGTTCTCGTCCAGCCATTGCAAGATGCTTTCCGGCTTCTTGATCGTGCCCGGAGGCTTAATGCCTTCGCGCACCTTGCTGCGATAGTCGGCGGATTGCGAGGGTATGGATTCAAGATCCAGATACACAGGCGTCATGATTTCACCTTGCGATAGGCGGCTAGGGCTGCCAGGAAATCGGGGTGATTATCATCATAGCCGGCTCTGAGGGATTGAGTCGCGAACTCCTCATTCATCCAAGCCACTAAAATCTCCCGCAACGCGAGCACGTCAGAGTCAACCGGCGCGGGAGCCAATTCCGGCTCATACTTTTCGATCATGCGGGCAAGTTGCAGATAAGGCGTTTGGGACGGTTCGTCGCCGCGATCATATGCCTCGTTGATGGCCCAATCTGCGGGCATTTTGCGTTCTTCGCTCATTTCTTTTCCTATCCCTACCCTGCCGAAGCCATAGTGTTGGTTTCCGCCTTAGCCTTCTCAGCCAATTTGGTTTGCAGTCGCTCAATCACAGCGACGCCCTGCTTCTTGGTAAGCTGCGATAGCGTCTTGATCTTGTATGCCTTGCAAATCTCTTGCGCCTGACTTCCGCCCAGCGCCTCGCAAAGCTGGATTGCCAGTGTTACGTCATCTGGCACGATGAAGTCGGGTTCCTCCTGCTTGGCTGGTTCTTGCTTGGCAGCCTTTGGCGGGGCCTTACTTGCAGCGTTGCCGTCATCATCCTCAACAGGAACGCCGAACGCCGTCACCAGCGCGTACCTACGAGCGTAGGATAAGGCGCTGCCGTACCCTTGGGCATCCCGCTTGCTAGCTGGCACGAACAGCTTACCGAAGCTGAAACGCTCCCCGCTTTCATGGCAGACGATGGTCTCCACGCTAACGCCACCTTCTTGCTCGTGGGTCAGTTGCGTAAACCACAGACCGTTTGCGATCAGCGGCGGCTTTACCGTTGCAATGACAGCAGTCAGGTCCGCGTACTTCGATTTGAAATGCGGGTTCTCGCTGTCCTTGATGGCAGCTTCCATGGCTGCAAACGCTTTCGCCATTGCTCCGAATAGCTTTGTCTCGTTCATGCACCCACTCCCGGCAGAGCGGCAATCGCTAGCGCAGCGACGGCCAAGCCGAACAGCACGCAGGCAGTCCAAGAGGGTTGCTGTATGCTGCCCGTAGGCTCGTCGTCATGTTTCATGTGAGATCCTTTCAGCGCTAGGCTGGCTAATCCGCCGCCGCTTGAATGTGCTTGCATTATGCTGTTGAGCAAGTTAGCTTGTCAAGCGACATTTAGACGGAGAATGGCAAAATGACAACAAAAGAGGCGCTGGCTCTTTTCGACGGGAGCGCGCGACAGCTTGCGGAGGCGTGTGGGATCTCGGTCCAAGCGGTCCACCAGTGGGGTGATACTGTGCCGCCTTTGAGGGTTTTTCAAATCGAGTCGTTAAAGAAGAAAGGGCGGTGAAAATCGTCCTGCCGTTCCCGCCGTCAAGTCTGTCTGGCCACAATGTCACTGGCAATAAATTCGTGAAGAACAAGCTGGTAAAGCAATTTCGCGAGCTGGCAGATCGCATCACACAGGACTGTCCTGACGAGACGTTTCCGCCAGAAGGTGATCTTCGCCTAGCGATCCACTTTTACCCGGCCAACCATCGCGGCGACCGTGTGAACTTCGCGGGCCGCATGAAGCCCATGATTGACGGGATAGCTGACGCGCTTGGCATCAACGACAAACGCTTTCTGCCGTCGTACCACTTCTACCCTCCTGGCCCTGATGCGAGAGTCGAAGTTTTTATCCAACCACTAGATCTGGAGGAAGTATGAAGCGCCCTGACTTTGAATGCGGCCAAGCGCGCGCCGCACCATCACACTTTCCATACAAGCACGGATCCCTTGCCGAGCAGGATCGCAAGATGCTGGAAGCACAAGCCCGCGCGCAGTACGCCCGAGAGTGCGCAGCCATCATGCGCAAGGTGTTTGGCTGATGCTAAGGGGCTATTAGCCATCCAAGGGCCTATTGCGGCTCGCTTAAAGATGAAGTAGGTTGCTAGTCGGCCCTAGGGAGTTGGTAGCTCCTTTGGCGTCGATAACGGACCGGTCAAGGAGGTCACCGACTGCAATGCAAGATATACCGCTACCGTGCGCCGTTCGCAAGCCTTCAATGGCTTATGACGAAGCTGCCACCAAACAAGCCTGGACAGATTACACGCTCGCACTGGCTGACCAGTTGCTGGATCGGCGCGACGTTGATGCCGCCTTTGAGCGGTTTGTTGCGCTTTATTCAGTGGGTGCTGAATGAGCGGCCCGCTTATCAATGTCGAGGCCGAGGCTGAATTGCTCGGCGCTCTCATGGCTGGTTACGGAACGATAGACAGCCTTTCCGACATCCTGACAGCCAATGACTTTTATGAGCCTACGCATTCTCGGATATTTGAGGTTGTCGAGGGGCAGGCAGCGTCGGGAAAATCTGTTTCTCCTATAGCAGTCAAAGGGTTTTTAGACGGTGACCCCGGCTTGGCCCTGCTTGGTGGCGTGTCTTATCTTGCCCGCCTCACTGGCTCTGTAGCGAGCATGGACTGCAAGCAGAACGCTAAGATGATAGCGGATCTGGCTAGCCGTCGCCGGATGGCTGAAGGTTTGCGTAGTGCGGCGGCATCCTGCGATGATCTAGCCTTGACCCCAGCCGAGATAATTGCGGAAGCCGATGCCGCAATCTCTGTACGCAGTGGGGATCTGGTCAACCAAGCTACTGGTGCTGAGTGCTTTGACGAACTGCTGCTTGGCTACGAAAGCAAGGTCCATGGCGTCACCACCGGCTGCATTCCATCTCTGGACGCCCTGTTAGGCCCTATGCGTGCCAAGCAGCTTGTTATAGGCGCGGGCCGTCCCGGTATGGGGAAAACCGCTTTAGCACTTTCATATGCGCTTGGAGCGGCAAGTAGGGGGCATGGCGTGTTGTACGTATCCCTCGAAATGTCGGCTGTTGAATTAGCGGCGCGCATGGCTGCTGACGTGTGTTTTGACAGTGGCGTAGTTTCGCCAATTCCATACTCAGCTATTAGAGATGGAGAGCTTTCGCCCACCCAGAAGAACGATCTTTATAAAGCCCGTCATCACGTCTCGACACTGCCCTTTGCGGTCATCGACGCAGGAAGTTTGACGACTGGACGGCTCAATATGCTGGTGAGGCGTCACGCTCGCCGCATGGCTGCTGCAGGCGATAGACTGGAGCTGGTGATTGTTGATTACCTCCAGCTGCTTTCGCCGGATCAGCGAGGCCGCTCCACCTACGAAGCGGTGTCGGAGGTCTCTAGGGCGCTCAAGGCGATGGCGAAGGATAATGGTGTGGCAGTGTTCGCCTTAGCGCAGCTATCGCGGTCCGTGGAGCAGAGGCCCGATAAGCGCCCCCAGCTTGCTGATTTGCGGGACAGCGGGCAGATCGAGCAAGACGCGGATGCCGTGCTGTTTCTTCGGCGCGAGGAGTATTACCTTCGGCAAGATGAGCCAGAGCGGAGCCACAAGGATCGCTTCGCGTGGGAGCAGGCGATAGCCGATCACCAGAACAAGATCGAGTTCATCCTAGCCAAGCGCCGCAACGGTGTGACGGGCAATGCGATGGGTGAGTTTCACGGATACTATCAGGCGGTGCGGGGCTAATGGCTATTGATGCTTCTGTTCTCGATGCGTTGCTTGATGCTGGCGCGACTGCCGAAATGATCGTTGCGGCGGTTAAAGCCGACATGGCTAAGGATGAGGTGAAACGCCAAGAGCGACGCGGCAATAATGCCGAACGCCAGCGTCGTTACAAGGCGCGTCACCGCAATGATGAAGCGCCAGATGACGCAGGTAACGCGTTACCTAGCGTTAGTAACGCCCCACCCCCCCTTCCCCTCCCCCCCAAAGATAATAACTCAAACCCCCCCGCCCCTACCCCCGTGAATAATATACCCGCGCGTAAGGGCCGGAAATCGAAACCAGCACCCCCTGCCAAGCCTCTTGGGGTTCGAGACGAAACCTGGAAGGATTTTCTGGATCACCGGGAGGCAAAACGCGCCCCGCTAACGCCATCGGCGCTGGCCGGGATGGAGCGAGAGGCGGCGAAGGCGGGTTGGCAAATCGAGGATGCGCTGGCCGAAACGATGCTGCGGGGCTGGCAGGCGTTCAAGGCCGATTGGGTGGCCGAGGCCAAGCCGAACGGGAGCCAGCGCAACGGCGAGTCGGTCAGTTACTTCGACCATTACCGCGCCAAGCAGAGCGGGAAAGGCTCATGACCTCCCCTATCACCGGCTGGAAGGACGTAGAGGCGCGCGGCTTCAAGCCATCGCACTGGAAGCGGCCAAGGACTGGTGAGCGCGAGCTGACGATCCTGTTTCGCGGCGGCATGGTGGCAAGCGGAACATACACGGCGGCGCAAATGGATTGGAGCGATAGGGGCCACGCATTCGATTGTGCGGGGTACAAATAATCAAACATAAGGGTTGACCGTCATCCCCCGTGTGTTAGAAGGGGGGCAGCGAGACGAACACCAACCTTCTGGCGGGAGCCACCCAATGCTTAATACCTCATACGCTTCGCTGACCTTTTCGCAGCGCGACTTTGTTGCAGTTGTTTGCATCTCCCTTAACGCTAATAGTGACGCGGCTCAGGTCGCGGTATTGGGCGATGGCTCTGTTTCAGCCAATGGCGAGCGGTTTGCCGCGCGCCGTCTGGGCCATAGCTGGGAGGTTGTTTTTAACTTTCCTGAGACGCAAACCGCTTACGAAACATCGGTTCAGTTGCCAGTGAACTGGAGGGTAGCGGCATGATGGAGCCGGATACAGTTTTCTTGCGCAGGATTCTGCAGATGACTGAATCGGATCATTACCGGTCTCCGTTAAGGTGTCTGCAAGATATTCAAAATCAGATTATGGCAAGATTAGCTGCCTTGCGGGAATATGCTCCAGGAACGGGAAAAGAAACAAAAGATCATCTGGACTTCAAGATGTTGCAAGAGGCAGTCAGGGGCATAGCTGATGACTGGATGAGCAGCGAACAACATCATGAGGGATGGGTCCTAATACCAGAATTGAAGTTCAAACGGCTTCGTGTTGCGGATCGCATCATCAATCTGGAAAAATCCCAAAGCAAGTCTGACGATCCAAAATCTAATGAAATTGAAAAAATTCGATTAGATGTCTTGGCGGCTATAGACTTGGTTATGCCCCGGTTTGCAAGCTATGCCGATATAGCTGCGATACTGTTTCGGATGGCGAACGAATATAAACTGAGGGAAGTATGACCACTTTCTACCCCTGCTCCCACCCACGCACCTCCGAGAATACCAAGATGAACGGCAAGGTGGCGAAGTGCAGGATCTGCAGGCGGGTGATCGAGCGCAGGGCGCAGGCGAAGCGGAGGGAGAGGGCCAAGTGAAATACGCCCTAACCGCCAACATCGCCCTGTGGGGCTTTATTTTCGGAGTGTCTTTGTATGTCTTGCCCTAGTCGCTACACCTCATCCCGCCCACCACGCGACGTTACCGGGGACCGGAGCAAGTCCGGGCGATCATGGTCGGAGATCAATGGGCCGATACAGGGCGATAGAGGGGCTTGGGGCGCGTATTGGGGATGGGGTGGTGTTGGGCTGCTGATTTTAGTTTTGGGGGCTGTGTGGTGCCTCTAACAGCCGAAGACGCCGCCATCCTTCGCGCCGGCTGGGACGACCGGACGCTAGCGGATATGCTGTTCATGCCGGTGGGGATGCTGCGGCAGAGGCGGCAGGAGTTAAGTGGCAAGGCCCCCATGCCCAGCAAAGTGGATGTGTCATGGACCCCGGAACAGAACGAGTGGCTTGCACAGGCTCGCGCCAATCGCATGACCTTTGAAGACATCGCCCAGAATATGGGACGCACAAAGAACAGCGTCGTGTCACGGTCGCGGCGACTTAGAGGAATCAAGTGATGACAATCGCCCTCAATGCTCTGGCCACGCAATGTGGCAGGGGCTCGATGGAAGGAGAGACGGCGTAATGGGCAAGCGATCGCTATTCGAGCGTGTCGAGCGTGACTTCTACCCGACGCCACGGGCTGCAGTGATACCGCTCCTGCCTCACCTCGCTCCCGGTACGCGCTTCTGCGAGCCTTGCGCTGGCGATGGTAGGTTGGTCGACCATCTGACCGCTGCAGGTCACGTTTGCGCTCGTGCACGGGACATTGAGCCGCGGCGCGACGACATCGAGTGCAAGGACGCGCTGACCACGCTGACGGGCAACATCGATTGCTTCATCACGAATCCGCCATGGGATCGCAAGGTGCTGCATCCGCTGATCGCGCACCTCTCAAATCAGGCACCCACCTGGCTGCTGTTCGACGCCGACTGGATGCACACCAAGCAATCCGCGCCGTACCTGCATCTGCTGCGCAAGGTGGTGAGCGTTGGCCGGGTCAAGTGGATCGAGGACTCACCCTTCACCGGCAAGGACAACTGCTGCTGGTATCTGTTCGATGCCCAGACGGTTGCGCCGGCTCAATTCGTAGGACGCGCGGCATGACGAGTGGATCCACCACCACCGCCTCAGCTTTCAACGAAGGAGCGGAAGGATGAGCGAGATCGATAATGCCAAGGTCGACGAGTTCATTCTCGCATCGCTGCCGGCAACCTACAGCGCGATGTGCGCTGGTGCGATCCGAATGGGTGGTAACTGGGACAGGCCCATTGATCTCCGCCTGCAAGCGTTGCGCAAGCGTGGGCTAATTGAGTTCAAGCGCAAGGGACGCCTGACGATCTGGAGCACCACCCCCAACACGAACCTGGGAGAGCAAGGATGAGCGGGATTACGCAAGAGGATCGCGAGCGGGCAAAGTCAATTGAGTGGGTGCAAACCATCATTGATGACCACGACGTGATTGCCGAAACCTTCAAGAACCACCGCCTCGCTGCCCGCAAAGACGCGCTGGAAGAGGCGGCGAAGGTCGTGGAGGGCATGCCGTTCGACTCTGATTACGGGTGCCTTGTGCAGCTTTGCAATCGCACCGCAGACGAGATCCGCACCCTCTCCACCCAAGACACCCCGGATATGCGGGCCACATGAAGCAGGCTAAAGCACACTTCACTCGTGGCTTCTTCTGGGGGCTTGGGCGGGATCTGGCGCGGGTTGTCATCAAGAGATTGTTCGGTTAGCATAACCCCATTGATCAGGAGAGCCCTTTTCAAGTTCGGACACGGCACGGCCTTCAAGGCATATCCTCGCGTATATTGCGAAAACCCCGCTCTCCCCGGAGCACGCTGTCTCACCAGCGCCGGTCATTGGGGGAAAGGATGTGAACGCCGTACTTGACCTCTAAGGCGAGGCGAGGCATATCTTAGCACAACTTCCCTCAAGCGTGAGAGGCGGTGATCAAAGCGGCCTCGGTATGAGGCGAAACGCCCAGAAGGGCAGGGGTTTTACATGAGCGGGGCAATCGTTAAAAAAACCCCGGTAAAACCAAAAAGGGTAGGCGACGGTACGCCAGGCCCAGGACGTCCCAAGGGCGTTCCAAACAAGACCACGACAGCGATCAAGGACATGATTCTTACGGCTTTGGACGGTGCTGATCCAGAAGGCGCTGTTGCTTACCTCAAGAAGCAGGCGCAAGAGAACCCAACAGCGTTTCTGACGTTGGTGGGCAAGGTCATCCCGCTTCAACAGGATATCAACCACAGCGGCGGCATGACTGTCACTCGCATCGAGCTAGTGCCCGTGGAGGCGCATGGCGACCGTCCAGCTTAAAATGCCCGCAAAGCTGGTGCCGTTGTTCGACGGGCCAGCAGACGCACGCATAGCATGGGGCGGGCGCGGTTCAGGCAAGAGCCGCACCTTTGCCAAGATGACAGCGGTACGAGCTCATATGTGGGCGCAGTCTGGCAGGCAGGGGATTATCCTGTGTGGCAGACAGTTTATGAATTCCCTGTCCGACTCTTCGCTGGAGGAAATCAAGAGCGCCATCCGTGAAGAGGATTGGCTTGCCCCGCATTTCGACATTGGCGAAAAGTATATCAGGACCGCTTGCGGGCGCGTCAGCTATACCTTCTCGGGCCTTGATCGGAACATCGACAGTATCAAGTCTAAATCCCGACTGCTGCTGTGCTGGGTGGATGAGGCCGAGCCCGTCACCGAGGAAGCGTGGACGAAACTGATTCCGACGCTTCGCGAAGAGGACAGCGAGCTGTGGATCACATACAATCCCGAGAGCGACCGTAGCGCCACCCACAAGCGCTTCCGCCTTGCGACTGACCCGCGATACAAGAAGGTTGAGCTGAACTGGTCGGATAACGCCTTCTTCCCTTCGGTGCTCGAACGCCAACGTCTCCGCGACCAAAAAGAGCGGCCAGATCAATACGATCACATCTGGGAAGGTGATTTTGCCAAGGTGCTGGAGGGCGCGTACTATGCGCGTGACCTCACACAAGCGCGACAGGATGGCCGGATCACCCCGGCGCTAGCTGCTGACCCACTTATCCGTTACCTGGCGTTCTGGGATATTGGCGGCACTGGTCTCAATGCCGACGCTTGCACAATCTGGATTGTGCAGTGGATCGGGGCGCAGATGCGGTTTCTCGATTACTACGAAGCGCAGGGTCAGCCTCTAGCGGCGCACGTTAACTGGCTGCGCTCGAATGGTTATGGCTCTGCGGTTTGCGTCTTGCCGCATGATGGCGTACAAAGCGATAAGGTCTACGCGGTAAGCTATGAAAGCGCCCTTGGTGATGCTGGTTTCGAAGTGACAGTGATCAAGAACCAGGGCCGTGGCGCTGCGCTGCTGCGCGTGAATGCGGCACGTCGCCTGTTCCCGATGATGTACTTCAACGAGGAGCGCTGCAAGGGTGGACTGGCTGCGTTGGGTCATTACCATGAGAAGCGCGATCCTGACCGGGGCATTGGGTTGGGGCCGAACCACGATTGGGCGTCTCATGGGTCGGACTCGTTTGGCCTAGTGGCGGTTGCTTACGAGCAATCGCGGCGTAGTGCGGTAGAGTACGATGATGCTGGTGACAGCGCAGGCCCGAGCGGAGGATATTGAGATGGAAACGTTCGAGCCGTATCTGCCTAAGCTGCTGGATCACGTCGGGGAATTGACTGGCGATTGGTCGCTTGACGCTGCCTACCCTTGGCGGAATGTGCTGGAATTTTCAGGCCCCGGCACCGCGTATTGCTTTAATGATCCATATGCGACTCTGACAGAACACGGCATAAAGGCCGAAGGCGATGGCTTCGCTGGCCCAAAGGTATTCAACGAGGCGGAAGCGTGGTTTCTGTTCAATCAACAGCTTCTGGAATACACGAAGGGCGCGAAGCAGGTTGCATGGCGTAGATATCCGACGCTTGGCGGCGATCCTCATATGGGTGCCATGCATGTCACCGCCCGCCTCGCGGTGTACCGCTGATGCAACCCACCGCTCTAACCATCATGGAAGAGACTGGCGACCTAGACCTAGAGGCCGTCGATGATCTGGTGGCCACGTTCCTCGACGATCTGCCTAAAGAGGATCGCATCCTTGCCATCGCACAGTCGCAAGGTGATCTCACGCCTATCCTCTCCGAACAGCAGCTGGCATCCATCGGCGCGAAGTGCAAAGAGGACTACGAGTCCGACAAGCAATCGTGCTGCGATTGGCGCGAGCAGGCTGAGAAGTCTATCAAACGAGCGAAGCAGGACCCCACTGCTGAGAAGGCGTGGCCGTGGAAGGGCGCAGCCAACGCCAACCATCCTATCCTTGCTTCAGCCAGCCTCCAGTTCGCAGCACGCGCCTACCCCGCCATCGTCAAGGGGGATGAGGCGGTAAGCTGCAAGGTTGTCGGTTCGGACAAGGGCTTGCCTGAACTAGGGCAGGATGGCGAGCCGATCATGATGGTTGACGGCATGATGCTGGCGATGGGGCCGCAGGGGCCCGTGCTGGTAGATCCCCAGTCGGGGCAGGGCCAGCCTATCCCCCCCGAGCAGGCCGAGCAGGTCATGCAGGCTGCGCAGCCCAAGTGGAAGCGTGCGCCTGGCGTCAAGACTAAGCGGGCGCAGCGTGTGCGTGACTTCATGAACTACACCATCTTCTACCGCATGAAAGGCTGGGAAGAAGACACCGATACGTTGTTGCATCACTTGCCAATCGTCGGGTGTGGCTTTCGCAAGGTGTACTACGACGGGCAGCAGCGCGCGGCATATGTGCCGGCACTCAAGCTGGTTGCGCCCATGAATGCCAAGTCGTGCGAGGAGTCGCCACGGCTAACGGAGATCCGCGACAGCCAGCCGCTGAACGATATCGTCGGGCTACAGCGGCAGGGTTTCTACCGTGACGTTGTGCTAGTTGAGAACGAGGATGCCAACGGTTTGCGCACCTTGCTGGAGCAGCATTGCCTGCTGGATCTGGACGAGGACGGCTACGAAGAACCATACATCGTCACGTTCGATGAAGAAACCGGAATGGTTCTCCGCGTTGAAGCCAACTTTGGGCCGGATGATGTAGAGGTTGGCGAACGCGAGGTAGATGGCGAGATCGTTGCTGCGGTCGCGGGTATCCGGCGTGAGTGCTACTACGTCAAATATGACTTCTTCCCGAACCTCGACGGCGGGTTCTACGGGTTAGGGTTGGGGCATCTGCTTGATCCCATCACCACCATCGTCAACAACACCATCAACCAGATGATTGATGCGGGCACCGCTGCTGCGGCTGGTGGCGGGTTCATCGGATCGGGTGTTGATCTGACAGGCGCTGGTAAGCGTTCGTCGCGCATCATGTTCGAGCCGGGTGTCTACAAGACCGTCAACGCTTCGGGCGCGGCAATCCAGAACGCTATCTATGAGCGGACGTTTCCGGGGCCAAATCCGGTTACGTTTCAGGTTTTGGAACTGATGCTAGGTGCTGCCAAGGACATCTCTGGCATCCAGGACGTGATGGTGGGCGATGCCAACAACAACGCTCCTGTTGGCACGACCCTTGCATTGATCGAGCAGGGTCTGCAGGTGTTCTCCGCGATCTACAAGCGCATCTTCCGCTCGCTCAAGGAAGAGTACAGCAAGCTTTTCCAGAACATCGGCGCGTTCGGTGGTGAGCAGGCGCAGGAGGATTACTCCAATTTGTTGGACGACCCGCTGGCGGACTTCGAGGCCGACTTCAATGCGCAAGATTTTGACGTTAGGCCAGTCAGCGACCCCACCAACGTCACGCGGTCACAGCGGATTGCTAGGGCGCAGTTTCTCGGCACGTTCCTGGGCGCGCCAGGTATGAACCCGCAGAAGATCATCCGGCGTATGCTGGAAGCGGCTGATGTGGACGACCTCGATGAATTGTTTGAAGCCCCAGCACAGCCTGACCCGGCGCAGCAAGCGATGATGCAGGCGGAGTTGGCCAAGCTGGTATCGGAGGCCAAGCGCAACGAAGCCACGGCGCAGAAGACGCTGGCTGATATCGGCAAGGGGCAGGACGAGTTAGCTCTGGCTGCGGCCGAGGAGGAGCGGCTGGCTTTGACTGCTATCGCTGACAAGTTCCAGAACGGGCTTGAGATTGGGGCGCGGACGTGACCCCCACAGAAGAAGATTTCATCGCCTGGCGAGAGCAGCCCATGACGCAGTGGTTCATGAACGCCTACCGCACCACCGCTGCCCTCACAGAGGCCGAGTGGAAAGAAGCAAGCTGGACAACCGGTGTAGCGGATCAAGAGGCGCTGAACACGCTCAAGGCCAAGCACGCGGCGTATTCGTCCGTGTATCTGGCGGATTTCACTGATATTGAGGCAAGGCAGGAAGACAATGACTAACAGCAGCGGCATCACCCCCTACGGTTTCAACGTCCTCGTCCAGTTCAAGAAGGGCGCAGACCGCACGACTGGTGGCCTATACCTCCCCGAGTCCGTCAAGGATCGCGATGACGCCGCATGCCAGACCGGGACGCTGGTGGCAAAAGGCTCCAACGCTGGCGATTATCTTGAGGGCGCGACGTTCCCAGATGTAGGCTCACGCGTTGTCGTCAAGAAGTTCGCCAGCATGTATGAGCTGCGCGGTGATGACGGCTTTGAGTACCGGCTGTGCGAAGATCGTGACATCTTGGCAGTTCTGGAGACCTGAGAGATGACTGACAGCATCGCCTATATGCAGGGCAGCAAGTTCGCCACCAGTGCGATACCTGACAAGCAGGCAGCGGGCGGTGTTGCCAATATTCTCAAAGTGCAGGTTGTCGGGCCTGATGGTGGTGGCGAAAATGCTACCGCCAAGACCGACCGCAGCTTGACAGCCACCACCACGTCACAGCGGGCATGTCCTGCCAATCCGGCTCGGTATCGCTTGTTGATCCAGAACCTGGATGCGGCGGTTGACGTGCATGTGAATCTGGGTAGCGCCGCGACTACCGGCGCGGGTAGCCTGAAGGTATCGCCGGAGAGTTATCTGGACCTGACGGGCACGACGCAGACGGTCAATGTCGTGGCCTCGCAGGGCACCGCTGACGTGACGATCTGGGAGTTCTGACATGAGCATGAGCGCATCGACACAGATCCCATTCCGGCGCATGACTAACCCACTGGTGTTGCCTGTGGGGCCAACGGCACAGCGGTTTGACGTGCCAACCAACTTCTTCACCAGCATGGCTGGCATAACGTCGTTCTACGTGGTCAACGCCAACAACTTCTGGGTGAGGCTCAAGGGCTCGCCTATGTCAACGACGCCTTACAGTGACATCACCGAGACGCAAGGGTGGCTGTTTTCGCCTGGCTTCCAAGGCGCGTTTACGACGCAGTTTCCAGTGTGGATGAGTACGCTTGCCGTTAACCGGCAGGGTCTGACGCCGGGGACTGGTGTGCTTGAGCTTTGCTATGGTCGCGGCCAATGACGCAGCGGTCGGGGTATAGTCCTGCGGCGATGGGGACGATGGGTGTTGCTGGTGCGCAAGGGCCGCAAGGTCCGCAGGGAGTGGCTGGAGCTAAGGGAGATACAGGCGCGGCTGGGCCCAAAGGCGATACTGGCGCGCAAGGCATTAAAGGCGATACGGGCAGCGCGGGTGCAACAGGATCGCAGGGCGCAAAAGGTGATACCGGTGCGGCAGGAGCAACAGGTTCACAGGGCGCGACCGGCCCGCAGGGGGCTAAGGGCGACACAGGAGCAACTGGGGCGGCTTCAACTGTCCCTGGCCCCGCAGGCCCTACGGGTCCAGCCGGTAGCAACGCCACAGCCACACCCCTAGGCACAGCCGCCCCCAAAGCCCTAGGCATCGCTGCTCCCGGCACGTCTGCCAACGCCTCACATGAAGATCACGTCCACCCGCTACCGTCAGGCAGGCTGGAGTACATTGGCGATGTGAACGTAACTGAGACGCTGCTGCTGTCGCTAGCCGTTGGCATGAAGCGCAAGACATTTCCGCTCGCTGGCGTACTGACAACTGACAAGCTGGTGTTCGCGGTTGCGGGCACACCAACGGCAGGCTGCGAGGCGGTCAACGTGAACCCCGCCACCGCCGGAAACGTCAGCGTTGGCTATTACACGCCGCTGCTTGGGGTTGGCGCGACGTACACCATGCCGATCAGCGTTTATCGTATTACATGATTGTTGGCACGCCCCTTGCATTGCGAACCCAAAAGGTGAATAATGCGCCTGTGAACAACCAGGGGGCCACAAATGGCTGATGCTGAGCAGGAAGTGCTGGAAACCGAGGCTCCAGAGTTGGAGCAGGAAACCGAGCAGGAGGCCGAACAGCTTTCCGAAGTAGACCTACTTGCGAAAGAGCTAGGCTGGCGTCCGAAGTCCGAATGGGATGGCGACGAAACCACCTGGACCGACAGCAAGTCCTTCCTGAAGAAGTCGCGCGAGATCAACCGCACGTTGTCGCGTGAACTCAAAGACATCAAGAAAACCGTTGAGGGTATCGGCAAGGCCAGCGCGCGCATGACGCAGCAGGCCGTTGAGAAGGAGCGCGAGCGCGTTCTGGCCCTTCGTGATGAGGCGTTCGAGACCGGCGACCGTGACAGCTTTGCCAAAGCAGAGCGCGAACTAGCGAAGCTGGAAACCCCTGTAGCGGCACCCGCCGCCGAGAACTTCGCCGAACGTAATTCGTCGTGGTTTCAGAAAGACGACGACGCTACCGGTTACGCCTTCGCCCGCGCGGACTATTACGCCAAGCGCGGTGTGACAGATCCAGAGGCGCAGCTCGCCAAGGTTGAGGAGGATGTGCGCAAGCGCTTCCCCGAACTGTTCGAGGCAGAAGCAGAACCCAAGAAGCCAGAGCCCCGCAAGGCTCCCGCTCTTGGCGCGCCGCAGCGCCAGGTCAGCACTCAGCCGCGTGAGAAGGGTGTGGCAACGCTACCGCCTGACGCTCGTAAGGCCATGAAGGACTGGGTTTCTTCAATGAAGGAAAACGGGAACGAGTGGGCCACCGAAAAGGTGTGGGCTGACAACTTCTACGCATCACAGGAGGCCGCGAATGGCTGATCTCGATCTGGGGAACCCCCTGGAAGAACTGGGGCAAAAGCCCCGTGGACGACGTGCGCAGGTAGAGCGTGCCCAACGTCGTCGGCGTGTTGGCGTTGATGCTGACAACTCCGCTCTAGCCGTATCCGAGGAAGTGAAGCGTGATTTGGCCCAGAAGGGCCTTGAGGGACGCTGGATCAACGACCTTGGGAACCGCATGTACAACAAGACCGTGAACGACGATTGGGACAAGGTGCCCGACGTTGAACCCGCGCAAGTTGGTGTGGACTCCCGAACCGGCAAACCTGTCACAGCCTACTTCTGCGCCAAGCCAAAGGAGTTCATTGCGGACGATAACCGCAACCGAATCCAGCGGATTGATGCAAGCGAGCGGGCCACGTTTTCAGGCCGCGACAACGGCGAGCTATCAGGTGAGGGCGCTTATAACCCTCTTGAGGCTAGCTATGTCCGGCGTGGTCAATAGGACTATTCGACATGCCCAATGCGAATTTGGTGCGGGGCCTCATTCCCCGTCGTTACCGCAACGGCTCCCCGTTCATGGGCCCGCTGCGCAAGTATTACGTCAATGCAGGTGATGCCACCGCTCTGTATATCGGTGATCCTGTCGTCCTGTCGGGCACTGGTGATGCCAAGGGTGTTCCCGGCGTAACCCGAGCTACCGCAGCAACTGGCCCGATCACGGGTGTGGTCTGCGGCATCGCCAACGACGAAACGCTGCCTTCCAGCAACGACATGATGATGCAGGGCTACCGTCCTGCTTCGACTGCCGGCTATGTGCTGGTGTGCGACGATCCTACGGTTCTCTACGAGATCCAGGAGGACGGCATTGGCGGCACGCTGACCCAGACTGCCATCGGGCTCAATGCAGCCTTGATCGCAGGCAACGGCTCGACGTTCACCCGCTATTCGGGTTGGATGCTCGACTCGTCCACCGCTGCTGTCACGGCAACGCTTCCGCTTCGTATCATCGGTCTTTCGCAGACCCCCGATAACGAGATGGGTGCCAATGCCAAGTGGCTCGTGGCAATCAACGTCCCCACTGAAACCGGCGCTGCCGGCTCCACCGGTCTGTAAGGAGGGCTGATACAATGGCAACGCCAATCACACGTTCCGCGCATCCCGCCCTTCTGTGGCCGGGTGTAGCCTCCATCTTCGGCGGCAAGTACAACGAGTACCCGCCTGAGTGGTCGCAGATCTTCAGCAAGCGCACCAGCGGCAAGGCATACGAGAAGTTCGTCGAAGAAGGCGGCTTCGGTATGGCTCCGATCAAGGCTGAAGGCGCGCCTATCGAGTACGATAGCGATACCCAGGGCTATACGGCTACGTTTACCCATGCCGTGTGGGCCAAGGGCTTCATCGTCACCCGAGAGGCCATCGAAGATAACCAGTACGCCGAGGTCGCAGGCCGACGCGCTGGCAAACTCGCCAAGGCCATGCGGGTCACTGCCGAGACGGTTCACGCCAATGTGCTGAACCGTGGCTTTGACGCCAACTACCCCATCGGCGATGGCGTGGCGCTGTTCTCGAATGCTCACCCCACCGGGGCGGGCACGCAGAGCAACATCATCGCAACGGCTGCTGACCTTTCCGAAGCGAGCCTGGAGGCCATGGCCATTCAGATCGCCAAGATGAAGGACAGCGCAGGTCTCCCGATTGTCGGGCGCATCAAGCGCCTGATCATCGGTCCTGACAACGTGTTCAATGCCGAGCGCCTGCTTGGCTCCACGTTGCAGCCGTCCGGTGCCGGCGATGGCCAGACGTTCAGCTCGAACAACATCAATGCGCTGCGTTCGATGGGCATCATTCCCGAGGTTGTGGTCAACCATTACCTGACGGATACCGATGCCTGGTTCATCCAGACCGACATTGATGACGCGCTGGTTTCGTTCTGGCGTCGTCAGCCGACCTTGCAGCAGGATACCGACTTCGACACCGAGAACGCACGTTCGAAGTCGTCGATGCGGTTCGCCTGCGGCGTTGGGGATTTTCGCGGGGTATACGGTTCGCCGGGGGCCTAGAATACACTGATTTATCAGTGACTTACGCAAGGCCCATCGGCGTAAAGGGTGGGCACCATTTTTAGGAGCATACGATGCGCGGCGAAGGTTCGGGATATGTCCCAGGAAACCCCTACGGCCAGTGCGTGCGGTGCGGCCTTGTCGGTGGCTTATCAACCGACTTCACCAAAGGCATCGAGTGGACCGGCGCTAAAGTCTGCAACGACTGCCACGATCCCCGCCCCGCCGACACCTACCCACCCCACATCGGCCCCGAAGGCATGCCACGTCCTGACGCGCAGCCACGGTTGCCAGAGGTGGATCAGCCCAAGCCAATTCGCCCTGAGGACGTTGACCCATGAGTATCGTTCTAGGCACCACTGCAGAAGGCACGACCGCGCGCGATGTGGTGACGGGTGCAATGTGGGATCTGGGCATCATTAGCCTTGGTGAGCAGGCTGACGGCGAAGAACTGGCCTATGGCCTCACCCAGCTTGATCTCATGCTGAAAGCCTTGGCGGCGGAAGGCTTGAATCCATGGACCGAGGAAGAGGGGGAAGTCTCGTTCGCGGCTGGCGAATACGAAGCTACAATGACTCCGCGACCTGCCGAAGTGTCGGAAGCGCGGCTGGTTATGTCGGGTACGTATCAGCGCTCGCTCTATCGCTGGGGTTCGGGTGAATACAACTCCATCCCAAGCAAGACGCAGCGCGGCACGCCTATCCGTTACGACCTGCGCCAGACAGCCACAGAGGCACGCCTGCGGGTGTGGCCGGTGCCGAACGTTCCTACAACAGTGGCGTTTACGTACACGCGCGCAATCGAGAATGTGGACGCGGGCACGGTGCTGGATGTGCCTGAGATGTGGAATGATGCCATTCGCAAGATGCTCAAGGCGCGATTGACGGCGTTCATGCCTGAAGGCTTGCCGCAGTACGTTTATGTAGAGGCGGAAGTGGCCAAGCAGCGGCTGCTAGATTACGGCAGGCCCGAAAGCTATGTGCTAGGGCCTATGGCTGGCGGTTGGTATGCCTAGCGTCAGTTTTGGAACCAGTTCCTATGAGCGGACACGTGGCGACCTACCATCGCTGCCGGTCATCAACATGTTTGCGGAAGAAGCGCCGACCGAGGAAAAAGGCCTGACGCTGCAATCTCGTCCCGGCTTGGAAGATCGCGCCGAAACGATGGGCACAGGCCCGGTGCGCGCCCTATTCCAGCGTAATGGGGTGCTTGGAGGCGCATTGTTCGGGGTCTCTGGCACTAGCCTGTATCGTGGTTCAGCATCGCTTGGCGTTATCGACGGCGGCGGCGTTGCGCAGATGGCGGGCTATGAAAACTATCTATTCGTCACGCGCGGGCAAAGCCTATGGGGCTATAACGGCACGTCCTTAATGCCGGTGCCCTTTCCCGATAACGCTAATGTGTTGGCCCTTACGGTGGGGGCGTCGCGCCTAGTGGCCATCCGCCGGGACACGCAAAAGTTCTATTGGTCTAGCCCGCTAGGCACGGATATTGACGCCTTATCGTTTGCATCGGCAGAAGACACGCCAGACCGTCTGCTGGATCTGTTGTGGGTCGATGACTTCTTGCTGCTGTTCGGTGCTGAAACCGTAGAGCCTTGGGCACGCAGTACCGATCCAGACTTGCCGTTCTCTCGCCTGCAGGGTGCGACGATGAATAAAGGCATCCGCAACACCGGGGCTTGCTGCAATTTTGGCCCGACCTTTGCATGGGTCACGAATGACGGAACGGTCTGCATCCAGTCCGAAAGTAACGTGATCTCGAATGTGGGGCTGCAGGCGCGTATCGGAGAGTCGGGCCAGTGCCTGCTGTTCTCCATCCTGATCGACGGCGACGAATATCTTGCTCTTCGCTTGGACAACGAGACGCAAATCTATTCGACGCGCTCGCAGCGGTGGAGCGAGTTTGCTTCGCATGGACATGGCAACTGGCTGGTAGGTTCATCCACAGGCGAAGTATTTGGATCTGCGCTGGATGGCCGCACGTTCCGCTGGTCTGCCGAATGGCTGGACGATGGCGACGTACTAGAACGGCGCATCCGTGGCGGCTTCCCGATCAACTCAAGCGGCATGACAATCAACAACGTGCTGGTGCGGTGCAATGTGGGTGGCACGTCATTCCTAACGGGTGATTATGCCGAACCTACTATGGAAATGCGTCATTCACGCGACGCCGGCAAGACATGGGGCAACTGGCGCTCGTCATCGCTGGGTAAGCAGGGTGATTATAGAACTACGGTGCGTTGGAACGCTTGCGGTATGGCCTCGCAGCCTGCTTTTCTGGCTGAGTTCCGTGTGACTGATCCTGTAGACGTGCGTATCTCTGACGTTTTGGTCAATGTCCCCCGAGGAGGCCGCTAAGTGCCGCAAATTCAGGTCTTTTCGCCGTTCAAGGAAGCTGTTGTCGAAGGTGTGCATAACCTTGCGTCAGACGCGCTCAAGGTCGCACTAACCAATACGGCACCTACTGTGAATAACGCGGTTTTGGCGGACATCGTGCAAATAGCTCCCGATGGTGGCTATGCGCCGGCAGCGGCGGCACTGGTTAGTTCTGGTCAGATAGGCGGCACCTACTCGCTGCAGCTCGACGTTGTGACCTTTACGGCAACAGGTGCGTCATTTGGCGAGTTTCGGTATGCGGTGCTGTTCAACGACACGGCTGCGGCGAAGAACCTGATTGCGTTTTTCGACTATGGCGTGCCGTACACCCTGCCAGCAGGGCAAAGCTTCTCGGTCAACGCCGGGACATGGTTGACGAATGCCTAACGTCACGATCACGCCTGTTCAACTGGCATGGGCGGGTGGCGATGTGGCCACCATGCCTGCCAGAATAGACGTGATTGCCGCGCCGTTGCGGTGGTTGGGTGGCGTGATCGGATCTGGGCCTGGGCTGGGCCAGCCAATCATTATCACCACGCCCAAGCTTGACCGTTTGCAACGCACTGACCTGATTGTGACGCAAGCGCGCACGCCGGAACAGCAATTCCAGTTGCGGTGGCAGCGCACAATGGAGGCCATTGAGCAAGCGTTTCTGGGGCTGACTGGGCAGGTGGGCGACTTGAGCGCTATCGTTGCCGCCATCAAGGCCGCACAGGATTTGGCGCAATCCGCTAATGACGCGGCCACCGAGGCCAAGGCGCAGCAGGACATTACCAACAGCTACACCAACCCGTCAACGGTGCTGACAGCTGACGCCAGCGGCACGATCACGATTGCAGCACACCACCGAGTGTATGGTGATGGACGCAGTGTGGGGGTGAACGGGGGCAGTGTGAGTGGCTTCCCGGCTGGGGCTTACGTATCCGTCTATTACGACGATGCGGCACGGGCAGGCGGCGCGGTCATGTACCAAGGCACCACCAGCGCCATAGCACAGGCGGGCAATCGCCACTCTGTAGGCCAGATCGCCATACCGGCTGCAGGCGAGCCTCCTGCACAAGGCGGCGGTGTATCTGCCCCTGGTTATACGCCAGCAACGGGCACTCGGAAACCTAACCAGTATGAGAACTAGCGCATGATCCGACGCACTATGGATCCGGCTTTCCTGAACGGCATTGCCAATGAAGCAGAGGTGCGGCCATGGCTTGCTGGCGTGGGGCGATTGGATTTCGCGGCAACGCTTTCCGATGTCGCCAATTACGCTTTGGTTTGCGATGACGGGGGGTTTATCCTGAACCCATCAGGCCCTTACGAATACGAAGTTCACACGATTTTCAGGCCTGGTGCTGGGCGTAAAGCAGTGTTGGCCATGCGTCAGGCCATGACGTGGATGTTCACGAGAACCGACTGCATTGCCATTAACTCCAAAGTTCCGATCTCCAACAAACGCGCCAAGGGGTTTGCCATAATCGGCGGGCTAAGGCCGGTATATAAAAGACGCCATGAACAACTAGGGCTAACCGAAGTGGTTAGACTTGACATGCTTGATTGGGCTATGAATGCCGCCGGCATGGAAGTTCACGGCGAGCGTTTCCACAACCTTTTGGAGCAGGCTAAGGTCGCGTCTGGGTCTGCTTTGCCAGAGCATAGCTACGACATTGCGCACGAAAGGGCTGTGGGTGCCGCGCTTTTGATGATTGAGGCGGGGCAACCCGTCAAAGGTGTGTTATTCTACAATGGTTGGGCTTCTGTGGCAGGATATGCTAGTATCCACCTTATGAGCAGCCAGCCCACAGTTGTGGACGTTAGGGACGCCATCCTTGGCGTGGGCTCCAACGGAATTGAGGTGTTGTTATGCCGATAGGTGCTGCAATTGGGGGCGCTGTCGCCACTACGGCTGGTAGTGCTATCAGCGCATCGTCGCAAAAGAAGGCGGCAAACAAAGCCGCTGATGCGCAATCTCAGGCGGCAGCGGACAACAACGCTCTCCAGCGCGACATTTACGGGCAGAACAAGACCGCTCTCACGCCGTTTATGGATCGCGGCAATACGGCTGGCAACTACCTCAACGCCTTCTTGGGCCTGCCTACTGGCGCGGCTGCATCGACGACGGGAGGCGCGGCTGGCGCTCCTGATTATGCCGCATACGTGCAGGCGAACCCGGATCTGCAGGCTGACTTTAACAAAGTAAGCGGTAACTTTGGCGGGGATATTGCCAAGTTCGGTCAATACCATTGGCAGAACTATGGACAGAACGAGGGTCGGCAATTGTCGCCTACTTCTAGCGCGGCTGTCACCAATCCGTCCGTCACAATGGGCCAGGCCGACAGCGCGTTTGGCAACTACATCTCCAATTCGGACTACGGCTTCCAGTTCGCCACTGGTGCCAATCAGGTTAATTCGGGGTACGCAGGCACAGGTGCGTTGCAGTCCGGCTCCGCCATGAAGGCGCTGGAGAAGTACCGCCAGAACCTGCAGGCAGGCTATCGCAATGAGTACACCGGGCAACTGGCTCAACAGTCGGCGCAAGGCTTGGGGGCTGCATCCGCCTTGGCCGGCGTGGGTCAGAACTATGCTGGCGCGGTGGGTGCGAACAACCAGAACGCTGCTGATGGTCGATCTAACGCGGCGTTGATCGCGGGGCAGAATAATCCGCTGGGGAACGTGTTGGGCACGCTGGGTGGACTTGGCACTAGTGGAGCATTCGGCTGATGGCTGTAAATTGGGGCCTTAGCGGCGGGAACGGCTTTCAAAACGCCTTGGCGGCTGGGCTGCAGATCGGGCAGACGATTAAGGCCAATCGTGACGAGGAAACCGCAGCCAATGCTCTGACCAGCTATATCGCCAATCCAAGCCAAGACGATGCTACGTTTGCGTCAAGCCTCAAGGGCTTGCCGGCACAGGCTGTTGGCCAGCTCATGCAGGCGCGGCAGGGGTATCAGCAGAATGCCGCACGGACGCAACAGGCGCAGACCGAGCAGCGACGTGCTGATCTTCCGATGATCACGCGCCTGCTGGAGACCAGCACGGACGAGACCAGCTATCAGCGCAACCGCCAGGAGGCGCAGCGGCTTGGCATCGATACTAGCTCGTTGCCGCAGCAGTTCGATCCTGCGTGGCGTGACCAACAGCTAACCACTATGAAGGCGCTGCAGACGCCGCAAGGACAAGAAGCCATGTCCAACGCCGGCAAGCAGGCCATGGACATGGGCTACAAGCCGGGAACGCCTGAGTTCAATGCGGCGGTGCGGGATATCTTCACAGCCAGCGAGGCCAAGCCTTACGTGGTTGGCGGCGAGACACGGCTGTACCAACCTAAGATTGGCGGCGCGGGCGAAGCCATGGGCGGTATTCCTCCAAGCGCAATTGAGGCGTTGCGCAAAGGCGAGGGCAAGCCAGAAGAGTTCGATGAGATATTCGGAGCTGGTGCTGCTGCGAAGATCCTCGGGACGCAAGGAGGTCAGACGCAGCCCGCGTCTGGCGGCTTTCGCCGCCCTGTGACTGTACAAACGGCAAACTTCAACGGGCTTGCGGGCGAGAAGGTGACCAGCACTTACCGCGACCCGGCACGTAACAAGCGTGTTGGTGGTGTGTCGAACAGCTATCACATGCGCCGTGATGCGAATGGCAACCCGCTTGCGCGCGATAGTGTCCCGCCGCGTGGCATGAGTATGGCGCAATACGCCGCTGTCCTGCGACGCGAGAATCCCGATAAAGACGTGATCAACGAAGGCGATCATGTGCACATGGAACCAAAGGGCTAACGATGGCAAATCCATTCGCCAAGTATGTGCAGCCGCAGGGCGATCCGGTCATTGCGGTTGACCCGTATAAGGTCAGCGCGGAGCAGCGCGCCAACGTAGACCAGTCGTTGCAGATCCAGAATGCTGATCGGACTGCTGGCAATGATGCGGCACGTCTGAACATGGAGGCTGAACGCCTACGTCTGGCGCGGGAAGCGGCGGCGCGCGATGCTGCAGCGGCTGCAGCCAAAGACAAGCCTCCGGTCCTTACGCCAGAACAGCGCGCTTCGATTTTGCAGGAATCCCGCAGCAAGCTAGGGCTTATTGATAGTCTGGACACACGTTCTAAGAACGGATGGTTCGCCACTGGTTTTGGTGCGTCAACTGCGGCGCGTGTTCCAGCTACGACTGCGGGCGACGTAGCCAAAGATGTCGAGACAGTCGCCAATGCAGGCGCTCTGCAGCGCATCATGGAAATGTCGGCATCTAACGGAGGTAAGAATCCGCTTACACCGTTTTCAAATGCTGACTTCCAAGCCCTTAGCTCCAGTATCGCAAACCTTGATCCAACCCAGAGCGATGAGCAGTTCCAGCGTAATCTTGGCGTCTATCGTGACATCTATAAGCGTGCATACGTGGCGGCTGGGGGCAACCCTGCGGATCTGGAAAAGCCTGAAGCGACTTCAGCAGGTGGTGCAGACGAAGAGGGCCTCACTGGATCTGTTACGGATACTGGAAGCGGCTACGACATGCCCCCCGGCCCCGGTGGTGGTCCAGGCGGCGGAGGCGGCATTGGCGATGGTCTGCTGCAAGGCGTTAGCAGCATCGTTGAAGGCGCAGCGAGCATTCCGGCCATTGTGGTCGATCCTATCGCAACCACCATCGGGCGGGCGATGGGGTATGACAATTACACATCTGATTTTGCTACGCAGGTTCGTTCGGACCTTGGCTTGCCGAAAAACCAAGACAATGTTGCTAACACCATTATTGGCGGCGGCGTCAGCGCGCTAACGGGGTCATTCGCAGGTCGCGGCGCGTCCATGGTGGCAAGTTCCGCCCCTGTGCGCAGTGCTCTTGCTAAGTTCGGGGCAACACCTGGCCGTGACGCGGCAGCGGGCGCTGGAGCAAGTGCCTTGGGAATGATCGGGCAGGCTGTCGGTGGCACGCCGGGGCAAGTTGTCGGCACCTTGGCTGGCGGCATGGCGGGTTATGGTGCGGCTAATCGTTTGGCGCGCGCGGGAACGGGTGTTCGCACACCCAACGCCCTCATGGCAGCGGCTGATCGCCAGAAGGTGGATATGCTTCCTGCCGATGTTGGTGGCGTAGGCACGCGGATGGCCACAGGAGCCACCGGCATGACACTTGGCGGCATACCATTGGCAGAAGGTGCCGAAAAGTCCGTGGCGACTGCAGGAAGGGCGCGCAATCGCATTGCTTCCGCCATCAGCGAAGATGCAGGGGATGCTACTGCTGGACAGGCGGCTCGACGTGGCTTCAAGCAGTTTGAACGGAGTAGCCTTGCGCGTGGTGGGGAGCTGTTCGAGCGGGTTTCTGTGCCGGCTGAAAGTAAGGTGCAGCTAGGTCAGACGCGCGGCGCTTTGGCTGAGGTCACGCGGGGGATGCAAAGCAACCCCGAGTTGTCCAAGCTGTGGGCTAACCACCCTCGTTTGCGGGCCACGCTAGAGGCGTTGACGCCGGAAGATACGCGGGCTGCGGGGCAAGTTCGTGTAACCGCTGAAGCAGATCGCCTTCGTGGCGTTCAGGCGTCCTACGATGACGCCACTAAGGCCGCGCGTGATAATCTAACCGCGCTTCAGTCGCGTTATGATCAGCTACGCCCCCAAGTGGTTAGTGCTGACGTGTTGAACGGGGCAAGACAAGAGGTCGCTAAGGCTGAAGCGAAATATAACGCTTTTCGCAATAACGACACGTCTGATCCAGATGTGGCTTCGGCATTAAAGCCTGTTCAAGAGGCCAAGTCCGCACACGATGAGGCTTTCGTGCAAGCCAGACAAGCACCGCAGGGTGGGGAACTGTCTTGGCAAGACATGAAGCGTTTTCGCTCTATCGTAGGCGAAATCGTCGGTCAGCCTGGTGTGTCCGCCGATGGCTCCGACGTAGCTGGCTTGCGCAAGCTGTATGGTGCCTTGTCGTCTGACATGGAAGTGACAGCAGCGCGCGCTGGCCCCAAGGCCCTGCAGGAGTTCAAACGGGCCAACCAATACTGGCGCGGACGTGAAAGCCGCTTGGAAGACGTGTTTTCCTCGTTGTTCGGTAGTCAGAACCAGAAATCAGATGAAGCTGTTTTCCGCACGCTGAACACATGGGCGCAGTCAAAGACTGGCGATTTCACCCGATTGGCACGCACTATCCGGTCTATGCCTGCCGATGAGGCGGACACGGTTCGTGCTACTGTTGTGCAAAAGCTAGGGCAGGCTTCTGCCGCGAATGGCGGGGCGGAAGTGTTCGCGCCGGATGTGTTCTCGACGCAATGGAAATCCTTGTCCGATAGGGCAAAGACAGTGCTGTTTCCGAACAAGCAGCATCGTCAGGACCTAGAAGATGTGGCGATGATAACCGACGCCATGAAGCGTGCGGGATCTTACCGCAACACCTCCAAGACGGCGCTGGGTGCGAACTTCACCGCTACGGGCCTGACGGCTCTTACCGGCCCTGCGGGCATTCTTACGGCAGCGGCCTACTCCGGCGGTACGTTTAGCCTTGGTAAGCTACTGGCGTCGCCACGGTTCGCTCGTGCAATTGCCTCTACCAAAAAAATGCCGGAGGAACAGGTGCGCAGGACCCTTGCGCAAAAGCTGGGTGTGATTGCGGCCAATGATCCTGGCTTGCGTGCCGATGCCAAGGGATTTCAAGCGTATCTCACTGGGGCGGCTGGACAATCACCAGTTACCAGGGCTGCTGCCGGTGAGCAGGAACAGGATGTTGGGCGCGAACCACCAACACGGTAAGAAATACAGCCATAGCCTTGGCGTGAGGAAAGTTTTCATGCTAAGCAAGTATCGCGCCAATTTGACGGGATGGCAACTGCATGAGCCTTTTTGAAGCCAGCTTGATCCCCGCGCTAGGTGGCAGCGGCAAGATCCTGTCGCAGGCTTCATGGAGTTTCTACGCCAGCGGTACGAGTACGCCGCTAACGGTTTACGGGGACGCCGCCCTGACGGTCCCTCTCGGACCTAAAGTCGTGGCGAATGCAGCAGGGCGCTTTGCTCCCATCTATTTTGACGATAGCAAGCTAACCCGCGCTATTTTGCGGGATGCCTCCGGTTCTGTGCTTACCCGCAGCGACATTGATCCTATCAACGACGCTTCGTCTGGCGCTTATGATGTGTCTGTGACGGACGCCCCATTCAAAGCTGACAACACAGGTGGGCAGGATAGCTATCCAGCGTTCATGGCCGCAATCGCAGCATCATCCGTTATTCGTGTACCTGCCGGCACCTACAGGCTTGAGACGGAACCTACTTGGACTAAGAGTTTGTATTGGGCAATTGATCCCGAGGCGGTATTCACCGGAGCGGGAACAGGGTTTCAAAAGTTTCCCTACATGGCCACCAACGGAGCGCAGATGGCGGTGGGGCCGTTCATCCAGTCCCGGTCTTCGCAAAAGTCTGTACACCCTAACGGCGGTATTGCGGCGTTCAACGTCGAGATGATCCAGCCAACCGATTACGGCGCGGCGCAGTCCGTTGCGCTGTACGCGGGCAGCATCAGCGCCAACCCAAACCCGGCGGGCAACAACTGGGCGATCAACTGCCTGGTGAACGCGCAGCCTACCGCAAAGGGCGTCTTCCAAGCCATTGAGGCCGATGCGGACAACGAGAGCCCCGACGCAATCGTCAAAGGCATTTCCATCACAGGCGGCGGCTCTTACGATGCCGAAGTGGGCCTAGAGGTTGCGCGTTTGCCAGGATCGTACTGGAAGACCGGCGTTTTCGTGGTCGGTGCTAACGACGCCATGGTCATCAAAGGCAAAAGTGGTAGCCGTGGCGTTGTTGTCCAGTCGCCTACCGACAGCGTTGTCCCGGAAGGCGGGATAGCTTTCTCGGCAAGGCAGTTCGAGAACGGCAATGGCATGGCTATCTTCCAGCGAGCCACCGACACTAACCCTAGTGGTTATGCATGGCGTCTGGTCGATGCCGCCAACACCCGCAACATTGTTCTCATGGACATACTGGGCAACTTCGCAACCGAAGGCGTGATACGAGCCAACAACTTCAAGGCTTACGGACCCACACCTGTTGTGGCTCCGGGCGAGATTGGCTTTGGCGCTACCATCGTAACCACGGCATCATCGGGCGGCGCTAGCGGGTTGCCTGGCACCCCTGCTGGTTATCTGGTAATCAATATCGGTGGCAATAACCTCAAGGTGCCATTCTACAATGACTAACCAGTTTGACCTCCTCATCGCTTGCTACCACTCGGGCCAAGTTTCAGAGCGCCAGTGGCAGGATCACCTCAAGGATCGCGCGTTCGCGGCCTACTACGCGCAAAGGGCTGGCTGATGTTTCATTATGTCGGAAGCATAGCTGATGCAGACGCAAGCCGGCGCTTGTATGCCGCACAGGATGCGCTGGTTGAAGTGGTGCAGGTTGGTACTGACGTTCCAGTCACAATCTACGCCAACGAAGCTGGCAACCCTATTTCGTTTTCGTCGGGCTATCAGAACCGGGCGATTGCCGACAACTACGGCAACTATGATTTCTGGGTGCCCGACGGCACTTACGACATCAAGATCTACAATGCCGCTGGTCAGGCGGAGCGCCGGATCGCTGGCTTGTCGATGTATGGCGCGCCGAAGTCGTACCAGCTTACGGTTCTGGACCCACCTTACAGCGCTGCTGGCGACGGTAGCGCAGGGGATACCGCTATCCTCGAACAATGGCTTGCAGCGCAGCCAACGCCCTACACGAACGCGCCTTTGCCGCCAGGCACTTACGCCACGACGTTTGCGCAAGCTTTCCAGTTCGCGGGCCGGTGGGATCGCAACAGTGCGGCAATAGCCAAGATCGGTTCGCGCTTTCTGCCGTTTGGTGATATTCGGTCTGACCTGACTATCAACGTCGGCACCGGAGAGCCTTTCGCCACTCTCGCGCAAGCCGTGCAGTATCTCAAGGATCGCCGGATCCGTGGCAACTTCATTGTCACTCTCAAGGTAGCTGACGGCACCTATAGCGGCATGACTCAGATCTACTGGGATCACCCCGACGGCGGCAAGGTCCGCATCATTGGCAACCAAGCGGCACGGGCTAACTGTGTTCTCAACTTCGACGCCGCCAACAACCTCTCGGGCTTCCTGATCGCTCCCGGCTGTGTCTTGGGCTACATCGACGGCTTTACGGTCAACGGCGTTGGCGCATGGGTCAGCACCGGCATCTGGAACGCCAACTGCTATGGCGGCGGTATCAATTCCACTGGCGGCGAGGTCATCGTTGGGCCTGCTGTCACCGTGGACAAGTTCTACTACTCGTTCATCGCTGACCATGGCGGCACATTGCGCATCCCTCTGGCCGGCACCGTAGGCAAGAACGCAGGCGATTGCGCCTATCACGCGCGCTATGGCGGAAAGCTAGAAGTTCTAGGCGGTCTTGCAGATATCGTCTCGCATACGAATGGCGGGGTTCAGCTCGGCAGCGGGTTTGATGCGGACTTTGGCAGCACTCTTTGGTCACGCCTATGCGAAGGTCGGTTCTGTAATCGTGGCGCGCTCAAGTCGGGCGTGGGGTCGTCGGTGACATCTTTTGGCATCTATGCCCATGATAACCCTTGGTATGCTGTGGTTTCATACGGCGGTGATATCGAGATCGGTTACGATCCTATAGCTGGTCAAGCCACTCGGATTACCGGCAACCAAGCGGGCGTTCAGTCTGGCAATGGCGGCAAGATCTACATCAACCATCCGTCCACGGCGCTGGCGCAGATCACCGGCAACACATTCGACGGACTCAACGCCGACAATGGCGGGACGATCCTGGGCACTTATCTGAACGTGGCTAACAACGCGGGCACGTGGGCCAAGGCTATAAACAACGGCTTCATCCGCGTTACCGGCTGCACGGTTACAGGGAACGGCAACGGCAACGCTGTAGGCACCGACACTGGGCGCGGCTCGCTCGTGTTAGTGGATTGACAATAAAGGTGTCTGGTTGATGTTTCATTATGTCGGTAACGTATCTGGTACGGACGCAAGCCGCCGCCTGTATGCGTTGCAGGATGCGCTGATTGAGGTTGTGCAGGTAGGCACCGATGTGCCCGTAGCGATCTTCGCTGATGAAGCGGGAACGCCTATCTCGACGGCTTCTGGTTACACAAACAGGGCTATCGCGGACAACTACGGAAATTATGATTTTTGGATCCCATCCGGGATTTACGACCTCAAGGTTTACAATGCTGCAGGTCAATCAGAGCGCCGCATTGTCGGCCTGAGCATGTACGGCGCTCTAAACAGCGCTGGCGGCGATCACCAGGACGATATTGATGCAATCAATTTGAGGCTTGACGGTCTTGACGAGGATGTCAGCGACATTGAGCAGTTTCATTTGGGATTGTTGAAGGCAGTGGCGCTTACGCAGTCCGCGTACAACGCCATCGGAACGCCTGATAATGGAACCCTATACGTCATAACGGCGACGTGAAATCATGACGGTACGCTATGGCATAAATGATCCCCTGGCTTTTTATGTAGGCCCCCGTAGCGTCACTGCTTTGATGTTCCGCGGCATTAAGGTTTGGCCTACTTTTACGCCACCGCCAATTCCGTCCACCGCTGGCCAACCTATCGGCCTTCTCCTTACCCTGACAAAAGCGAGTTAAGATTATGGCTGATAATATCTCTGTGACTCCTGGAGCCGGCGTCACCGTAGCTACCGACGAGGTGGGCGGCGTACATCATCAGTGTGTCAAAGTGTATATGGGCGGAAACGGCACAGCAACGCCGGTTTCCTCGACAAGTCCAATGCCTGTATCACTTTCCCCAGAAACAATGGACAAGCTGGATGCTGCCGCACCACCTTTGACTGAGAACGGTAACGTCAAAGTCGAGATGGTCGATAGCACCGGGGCACCCGTTCCTATTTCAGCAACCAATTGGGACGACGGCTTGCAACCTAGCGAAAGCTACATGGGCAAGACCGGGACGGCTGGTACTGTCATTCAAGTAGCTCCTGTTGTGGATACGACCGTTGGCTATGTCACTAATGACATTCTGTTCGTATCCACCCTGGTTCCTGGCGTTGCCCGCGTACAAGGTGGGTTAGCGATGATTAACGGAGTTACTTACACGGATTTCCAAGACCTGGCATACCCTGTCGATCTCTACATTTCCGCAAGCCCAGTCACTCTAGGCCCCATCAATGGTCCTGCCATTGGCGAAGATCTTGATATTGCTAGGCTTAAAAAGCTTTGCCGTCTTGATACCGGCGACTTCGACGACCTCGGCGGTGCCAGGCTGGCGACAAAGAACGGGCTCGGCTGCATGTTTAAGGCCGATTTAGGTTCGCAAGATATGTATGTGGTTGGCATAATCCGCAACAATGCCACCTACACGGCTACTGACAGCCTTCGCATCAAGTTTGACGTGGTGCAGTTCTAATGAGTTTCCTCCCAGGATCTCGCATGAGTATCATGCTGCCGTTCCGGGGGGAAACCCCGCCGTCCATTCTGCGGCAGACGGTGGGCAGTGTGATTAGCGGGACGGACACAGCCACTTACACGGCCTCTAACGTCGCAATTGGAGATCCTACGGAATCTAGATTGGTTCTGTGGGCGGTTGGAGCAATGGCAGCAGCCAGCCAGACAATCCTTGGAGTTACCGCAGATTACGGGGCTGGCGCAGTTCCAATGAACATCATTTCGGGTGTGGCTGGCCTATCAGTATCCGCTATTGCATGGCTCGTAATTCCAACAGGGCTAACAGCTACATTCGTCACCACATTCTCAGGAACGATGCAACGAATGACCGGTCACCCCCTTACTTTAAGTGGGTATCGCAGTGCCGCACCTGTCGCCTCTGCTTATGATGTCCAGGGCACCGCACCCGCCAATCTAACCATCGGCACAACGCTTGATCTCCCGGCAGGCAGCCTGGCCGTAAGCATGATTACCAAAAACACCTCATCCGCAGAAGTGGCGGTTATCGAAGGCGCCAAAATGCTACGGGCTACTGGTGCCACGGAGTCCATGAGAACCACTGTAGCATTTCGTGAGACTCACAGGGCAATCGCAGGACATCGCACTGTGGCGCAGATGGCTTTATCTACTCACTTCCCGGCATCTATCATTACTGCTGTTTGGAAATAATCATGTCCCATTTCATTGAAAAAGCATCGCTAGGCCAACTTAAGGGGAGGTCTCCTGCACTTCCTAAGATGGCTATCTCCATTAATCCCTCGAACCCTCGCCCGACCGCTGGCGATACCGTCACTTATTACCTTACAATCGGCAAGAAGGTGGCGGCGGCATCAGTTGATCTAGATCAGTTCGGTGGATTGGTTGACACAGATTTCAGTGTTGCTTTTTTCGCAGCGGTGAACAACGCTGTTGCCGTCACTCCCGGCGTTTCTCTGACAGGTAGCACACTTCGGTTCACCGATATTTTCAGTGGTGTGCTGACTTGGACCCGCACTCTTGTCGGGACCAAGGAAGAAGACAGCGTGCACGGTGTCACTCTTTCGTCGCCGGTTGGCGTTCAACTTCCCGTTTCTTCCGCCAGCTTTGTTATCAAAGCCGAGACGCAGATGCCGCAGCCAGTAGCTGGGGCCGTCACCCCTGGCGTAAATCTAGCCAGCGGCGAGTTCGGTGGTTTTGCGTCTTCACTTGCAGCAGGCAGTTACGCCTATCCAAGTAACGAAAACATTCAGAATATGTATGATGTTGGCATACGGGTTTTCCGTGTACCGTTCCGATCATACCGCGTTCTTACGGCCCTTTATGGTCCTCTGGACGAAGAAGACTTTGCTAAACTTGATGCAGTTATGGCTAAGGTCGCCTCTTTGCCAGGTGCCCGCCTTATCCTGGATTCGCACGACTACGGGGCCATACGTGATCCGGCCACAGGCACGGCAGTCAAGCTGGATCAGCCGTCACGTAAGGGCGTGTTGGCCGATATGTGGATTCGCATTTCGCAGCGCTGGGCGCAATACGGCGACAAGTTCCGTATTGGTTTGATGAACGAGCCGCAAAGTCCTGCGACAGACGCCAATGGCAATACTTGGACTGCCGAACAGTGGCGAGATGCTGCTGTTTATGAAATTGGCCTAATGCGCGCAGGTGGCGTTACGCAACATATTTATATTCCTGGGGCGTTTTGGACCGGCGCTCACAGTTGGGTTAATCGAGGGAACGCTGCTGCATGGGATGCTGTAGACTTCTCTACGCTTGGCTCCTTTTCTTTCGAGATGCACCAGTATCTCGATGTAAAAACAGAGGCCGATGGCAGCCTTACTTATTATTCGGGCACTTCGACAGATGCGGTAGTCGGCGCGGGAAGCAGCGTGCTTCAAGCTGCGACGACTTGGGCGCGGACTAAAGGCGTGCGTATTTACTTGGGCGAATTTGGATTCACCGAAAACGATCAGATGCGCATCGAGGCACGTGCTTTGATAGACTTCATGAACGCAAATGCTGATGTCTGGGAATGTTGGACAGCGTGGTCGGCTGGGCCTTTGTGGAAAGCCGATTATTTCATGTTTGTTGGCCAATTAGGCTCTGGCGAAAATGTATATCAGCATAATTCCATGAAGTTGCTGATGGACTACAGCCTTCCTAGTGTAGACCCCAAGGCCCCAACCGGCATCAGTCTGAGCAGTAGCGCTACGAGCGTGGCGGCGCCACAAGGCAACCGTGTTGGTAAGCTGGCTTTACTGGGCGTCTCATCTGACGATTATTTCACCTTCGCGGACACGTTCACTTTAGTGGATTCAGCAAACGGCCGCTATCAAGTGGTTGGTTCCGAGATTCAGGTAGGCGCTACCCCGTTGACTGTGGGCGAAGCTAATACGATCAAAGTCCGCGGCAGAAATCGCAAAGGCGATATGATCGAGCAAAGCTTTATCATGCCTGTGGTTCAGGCTCCCACTGTGGCTTTGTCTCGTCCATCATCACAGTCCGTCAACGAAGGCGCAAGCATCACCATTCGGGTAGCTATCACCAACCCAGTGGCAAATTCTGGCTTTGATCTATGGTGCGGCGGTGGAGATCCCAAACAGATGGTAGGGGATTTTGAAAACGTTGTTCGTCCGGTTTATGAAGCTGCCGGGTGTACGGTGCAGCGTATCAACGCCACAAAAATGCGTATCCGCTTCGGGCCATCTACCGTCAGCGGTAACGTCAACGTGACATGGCTTACTAGCGCCGACAACGTAACGGAAGCAGGTCAGTATCAGTGGAATGTGTTTCTTGACAACATGGTCGGCGTAAACCGGATTAGTGGGCAATCCATCTTCGGTTATATCCAAGACACTTCGATGGCTCCGCCATGGTCAATCGGTATGAACCCAGCTACAGTGTTCGAAGGGGGTGTGCTCAATACTACCTTAAGTATTACATCTCCGGTAATTGGTGCCAAGGTGACGTTGACGCCATCTGGTAGTGCAACAAATTCTGACTTTTCAAAGGCGTTGAATACAGCAATCTCTGATGCGGTAGCCCTTGAGACCGGACTGTCGTTTGACATCGCGACAGGCGTAATGACCATCACTGGTCAATGGGACGGCAGCGTATCATGGGCCAGAACGGTTCTGGATGATGCGGACACAGGGGCAGAAACCCACGTCATCACGCTAACGGACCCTGTGCTTTCAGCGATAGCCATAAATGAGGCTTCCACCACTCTAAGAGAGACTGCAGCACTCAGCATTGCGTCTCAGGACTATGAAAACGGCATTACCAATTTAACCACGAGCACCGGACGAGAAGGCATATCTCCTTATGAAAGTGAGGGCGGGGCGGTTTCCATGTTCGCCCCAAATACATTGCGTATCGGCAGCCGTGGTCTTCTAGTCGGGAAGTCAGGCAATAATCTCATCAAGAATCCTCGTGGGCTTGGGGGCGCGGTCGGAACAACTACCCTCCCCACAGGGTGGTCAATAACGGGCGGTAAAAATTTTGTCGCGATGCTCGTAGGGCGAGGGGAAGAAGATGGACACAGCTATGTGGACATCCGCTTTACGGGCGAGGCCGGCGGAGGCTCTAGCTATACAGGTGCACTGTATTTGAGTGCTCCAACTGACAACGTGGCTGCGCCCGGTGAGCATACTTTCACGGTTGGTCTCAAGGTCGTCGCTGGTTCCATTGAGGGGTTCGGTGGAGGAACGGACATCCAACTTAGGCCCTACACTGCAACAGGTGCGGCGCTAAGCACCACCATCACTAGCGGTAACACAAGCGTTGGGCAATGGCCGCTACCATTTGGAGCGGTCAACAAAATTTACCATACCGCAGCCGGAGTCGCTGTTGCCGGGACGGAACGCCTTCGCCCTATAATTCTGGTCAACCGGGCCGGGACCGTTGGCGACCCCCCGGTTGACATGACGCTACGGATTTATTCGCCCACCGTTACTTCGGGTGCCTTGGGAGCTGTGCCGTTCCCCGTGCCAGCTAATGCGAATGGCCCGGTTTATTTCAACCAAGAGGTTCTGTCCTTTAACCACACGCCTGCGGCAGAGGGTGTGGTTTATTTGGAATGGACTCCGGTCACCCGCAAAGAAGGCGAGGTTGTTTGCTGCCTCTATTCGGATGCAGATAATTGGGTCAATTTGGAGTACGGGGATTATGGCTACCTCAGGCTGCGATCCTCGGTAAACGGCCTTGTTGGGGTCGATGTGAAGGGTTCCTTCATAGTTCCAAACATGAGGCACAAGGCCGCATTTCGTTACGCTTTTGGCGACTGGTCACTAATCTTGGACGGTGAGGTTGTTGGTACAGCCTCATCGACTGCCCTACCCAAGTTGATCAATCTGGCGTTTGGCCGGAATGCTGCAGGTACTATCAACAGTACCCTTTATCTTCACAAGTGGGAAGCGCGAAACGATCAAGCGAGCAATGCTGTCTTGAACGATAAGACCAAAATGGCACCGTTTGCTCTCAACGAGGGTATCAATTTAGCAGGTGGCGAATATGGCCTCTCGCGCGATGGTGATTTTCGGAAATGGCCTCAGGTAACTGAAATCCAACGTTGGATCGATAAAGGCTACAAGCGGTTCCGTATTCCATTCCGCTGGGAAAATATGCAGCCTGAGCCGTTTGGGTCTTTGTGGCAGCCCGAAGTTGATCAATGCCTCAACGTATTGAATATGCTCCAAGCGCGAGGCGCGGTGGCGTTGCTCGACTGCCATAATTATTCCAACTATCTTCCTAAAGGCGCTGCTAAAGGGAGCAACATAGTACTGGGGACAACTCTACCACTTGAGGCGTTTTCTGACTTTTGGTCAAAATTAGTGACGGTACTTAATAAGCATCCAGCTATTTGGGGCTATGACCTCATGAATGAGCCAAAAGCCGAGACGAGTTTAACCATTGAAGCATACAAAGTGGCAATTCCGGCCATCCGTGCATTTGACATGGATAGCTGGATTGTAGCGGAAGGTAAAACCTCGGCTGCCGCCATGCGCTATCCGGGAAACAGCGTCGATATGCGTAAGTTGATTGGCCTAGATCCGGCCAACAAGCTTATCCTTGGCGCACACCAGTATCTCGATTCTAACAACGCGGGGGCTTACGACAACCCGTTCCCCAACGGCTCTGATCCTGAGACGGGCTATCGGCGTATGTTGCCGTACATTATGTACCTCAAGGCATACGGGCAGACTCGTGGTCACATTGGCGAACACGGCTGGCCGCCAAACAATGCCGGATGGGATCGCGTTGGCTTCAACTCTTTGCGAACTATCCGCAAATATGGTTTTGTTCATATTGACGGCTGGCAGGGCGGTTCGGCAGTCAGCGCTGGCGATAAAAACCGGCTTGAACTAATTAACGGAGTTGACCCCACTTCCGTGGTAATGTGGGATCGAAATCTATCCAAGTAAAGGAGCATCGATACCATGGCAAAACCCCCGAAACCGCCTCAGCCGCTTCTCAAAGTCGCTACCAAGGACAAGGACAAGAAAAAGCCCAAGCCGCCCAAGCCCAAAAATGGCTGAAGCCTTACTCTGGATAGCAGCGCTAGGCGCTTGCGTGCCAGCCTTGATAGGCGACCGCACGGCGATAGTGCTGCTATCCAGCCTCTTGTACGTAAGTGTGCTAGAGCGATTGCAGGTGCCATTCCATCCGGCGATCTGGGTGGCGGCAGACGTGGCGGTGCTGGCGCTAATAGTTAGGCGCGGCATGAGGTTACGTGATGAACTTATAGCCATCTTGATGCTAATGGCATGGGTAGGCTATGCCATGGGCGCTGAAAGCAATTATGCTATCGGATTGTTTGTTGTAACCGCGCAGCTTTTGCTGACATTGGCCCCGCCAAGGCGACGGTATGGGCAAAACCGGGTTGCCAAGGGGGCGGGATGAACGACCATCTGCTATACATTTTTGGAGCGGTGGGCGCGCTAATCTATTCGTTCCCCATGTACCTCGCTGCAGCGTCATCGGTTCCGCCTGCCAAGTTTGCCTTGGTCATTATGATGTTCTCGGTTTTCGTCGGCGCGATGCTGGCTCCTGTGCTGGTGCCTCTTTTGGGTCACAAATGGAACTTTTTGGTTGATCCAGAGCCTTATCCTTTGGCAGTCGGTATCGGGCTGGCCAGCAATCCCCTTATGCCTATTTTCATCCGCAAGCTAACCGGCTGGGCAGAGTCATACAACCCAGGAGGCCCCAAACGATGAACCCGTTAATCAACTCGCTGCTCGCAGGCATGTTTTACTTTTTGGCGGGCACCTCCGGTCTGGTTCGTCATTTCCTGATGGAACCGGCGATGACGCACTATCCGCCCGCACCTAAATGGCTGCTAAACGTGTTTTTCATGTTTTCTTCCGTGCTGATATATGCAGGGCTGCGGTTCCTGTGGGCATGGCAAACTGGTGAGGGAATAACGACGCCTCCAGGCGCTACGGCTATGGCCGTCTTGCTCAGCTTTGCCACGATGGTTTATAAGCTATCCATGCTCTACAATGTCATGCGCCAGCGGTATCCTAGCGATGTGTGGGTGCGTCTAAATCGTATCACGCGCCTGATGCAGTGTTCGCCACGGACATGAACACCCGCAAGGCGATTTTTGATCTAATCCGCGCCGAAAAGGGGCGTATTGATCCTGACGATGTGGCGATCATTGATGGTGCGCTGGACCGAGTTGGGATTGCGCCATCTGAAGATGAGGCCCCCCGTCAAATTAGCCAGCGCGGCGTGGATTTGATCAAGTCATTTGAGGGCCTGGAGCTTACGGCGTATGTGGATCCAGTAGGCGTTCTAACGATTGGCTATGGTAGCACTGGGGCTCATGTTAAGCCCGGTATGACTATCACCCCAAACCAAGCCGAAAAGCTACTGAGAGACGATCTGACGCGGTTTGAGGCGTGTGTTGATAAGGCTGTGTCCGATCTGTCGGACAATAGGTTCGCCGCGTGTGTCTCTTTGGCCTTCAACATCGGCTGCGATGCCTTCAAAGGCTCTAGCGTTTGCCGCTTCGCGCGAGCTGGTGATCATGGCGCTGCACAGCGGTCTTTCGCTCTTTGGAACAAGGCCAGTGGTCGCGTGCTACCGGGGTTGGTAAGGCGGCGCGCGGCTGAGGCGGAGTTATACGCATCGTGACCCACCCGCGTGCCTTTCCCGATCAATCCTTTGACGACCATCAAGCAGAGATGGCAAAATGGATGGGGTGTTCGGTGGAGCGTATGAACGCGGATCATGACCGCCTGCATCTCGCCCTGTGCCGCTGGTTGGGAGTGCCTCATACCGATAGCGGCGCAGAGGAAGAGGCGGTATTGGCGGTGCAGCGATTTATGTACGAAGCAGGAGCAATCGTACCATGATGTTTCTAGCAACCCTCCCCCGCTGGCTCAAATGGACTGCGGTGGCATTGGTGACCGTTGTGCTGGTTGGGGTGCTGATACTGTCCCTACGTGAGCAGGAGCGTGCTGACGACTCCCGCAATCAGGAGATTGGGGCCGGCGAGCAGCGAGAGGCTAATCAGGCGGCGACCATTCGTAACGTGGAGAAAGCAAATGAAGCGCGTGATGAAATTGGCAAGGCTGGGACTGCTGGGGATGCTGTGCGTTTCGAGCAGTGCTTGCGAACGGCCCGGACGCCTGCCTCCTGCTCCAGATTCAATGTGCCTGTCGGATCGACGGATAAGCGCTGAACCTGCGCCTGTTGTGGGTCAGGACGACCCTGGCAACACTTATGATACGGAAGCCACGTTTGGCGAAATTTTGGCTCACAATGCCGTCTGGGATCGGATTTGTGGGGTGAAGTAGCTGCGGCCTGATGGGATTCGAACCCATGGCGCTCCACAGTAGCAGGAAACCAGACCCTGCATGAAGCGTCTATCCGGCGTCAACCTTAGCCCAGCGGTTTCCCGCCCACCTCAGTCACAAGCCGCAGCACCATTCACCTAACCCACCCAAGCAGGTCAGGCAACCCTCAGAACGTTTCCCACTTCATATATCCAAGCCACCACCAAATCATGTTCGTCTCCTTTGTATGCCCGTGAGCGACGGGCGGCGCGGCTCTAAAAGCTAGTTACCGGCACGAGCGGCGCGGCGTAGGGGTGTTTCGGTCATCGTGGGCGCACCCAATCATTGAACAGCGGATGCCAGTATATGCCGCGTCTCGCCATTCGCTCGTCTAACACGTCAGGTTTGTACTCCATAAGTCGAGCGAGCGCATCTTCGTTGAACTTCTGCATGCCTTGAGTCATGCGCGTCTGTAGAGTCATGGCCACTGGCTGTAATCTCCTGCGACAACCCAACGATATTTGTCAGTATCGGTTGCCTTACTAGATAGACGGCGTTCAACGCGAATGTCTGTGATCGGCCACATCGGTGGTAGAGAAACCTGCGCGCTCAGGGTGTCGCGAAGTGAAGCACAAGCCTCCTGCTCCGTCGCATACAGGATCGACATCTCTTTTCGCTGCACCATAGCTCTACGTACCCCTGCTCTCGGTTGTAGGGAAGCGCTGAAGGATGGCTCGGACAGATCGGCCAAGGGGCGTCAGACGATACTTCCAACTACATGTGAACTGGCTAATCGCATAGGGCTCTGGCGGCTCGACAAGGCGCTTCTTACCATCCTTACCCCACCACAGCGAATATGCATCCTTGCGAGCAGGGCCGGGCGAACCCTCCTCCGTCCAGCCATCGCCGATCTTTACTAGCGCTCTGCGGCTAGCCTTTGTCAGGCCCGCCGCGATCTTCTCGGCTTCAGACATGCTCGGCGTGGTCATCACAGATCCCTTGTCTGCTTGAGCTTGCATCGCATGCAGTGACGCGCCTGCCGTTCGAACAGCGGGAACCACCAATCCCATCGGCCCCACTTATGACCGATGAATGTGCAGAGGCGCATCATTGTTCTCCTGGCGCGGTCATGGGCGGGGCTCGGTGGCTTGGAGGGCTCGGAATGCATGCACAACACGTTCGTAGGCGGCGTGGTTAGCATCATCCTTCAAGAAATCCGCGCCAACCATCTTTGCTGATAAGCCGAATAGAGCCTCGCCCAAGACCTCCACCAGCGCGGCATTGTCCGCCTTTAGATCAGGGGAGGAGGTGGGATCATTCCGGCAGCAAGGCGCTACGTGCGTGAAACCGCCATTGTGGCAGAAGCACTTGCACTCACTGCGCAATGGCAGGCTCACCTCTACGATCGGTTCCATTATTGATCTCCAGATAGGGTGTGGGCGCGGGCCTGATCGGTCCAGCCCCAGTGATACGAATAGCCCTGCCGCAAATAGCCCTCGACGATTTCA